ATTGTTTTTCCATCTTCGCTAGTTGATTTTGTAACAATTGTTCCACTTATGAATGAACCACTCGAATCAAGATTTTGACTGTTTGTTATTATAATTGTTGTTCCACTTGTATCAACAGTAACTGATTCTGTAACAACAACTTGACTATTGTCTTCGTTTGTCGTAGTAGTAGTTTTTGTTGTTGTTGTAGTACCGTCATCGTTTACAATAATTATTTCTGGTGATTCTTCTCTAATTGTAGTATTTCCACTTGAATCAGTAACTCTTGTTTCAATAATTATTTGTCCAGAACTATCTATTGTTTCTGTTGTTGTTGTACTGGTGTTTGTTGTTTCATAATCGGGTGGTGGTCCAATTATTGTTTCGTCAACTATTGTTTCATTAATTTGATTGCCACTGTTGTCCACATAATTATAAACAGTTGATGTTTTAGTACTTGAAGAACCGTCACCATTTTGTGTATTTGTTGTAGTTATTATATTTCCACTATCATCTGTTTCAATAGTAACTAATATTGTGCTGCTTATTCCGTGTGATGGAGTTGTAACAGTTTTTGTTCCAGTTATATTTCCGGAACTATCTGTAAAAGTTGTTACTTTAACGTTACTAGAAGTACCATCAGAATTAGTTGTTTGTGTTTCCAATACACTATTTCCGCTACTATCTATATAAGTATATACTTTTGTAGTAACAGAACTTATTATATCACCATTTCTGCTCTTTATTATTGTTACTGTTTCTATAGTTCCATCATTATGTTCTGTAACTGTTGTAATAGTAGTAGTATTATCTTCATTTTGAGTAAATAATTCATTTGATATAGTTTCACTTAAAATATTTCCACTTAAATCGGCAATGGTGATTATTGTTCTTGTATTTATAGTTCCGTTTGTATTATAATGAATTGTTACTGTTTCTGTAACATTATTGTTATTTTCGTCAGAATAAATAATTTCTTTAATATTTGGTTCCCATTTTTCAATATTAAATTCGTATTCGATAGAATCTGTTTCAATATTTAGATGTGTAGATATATTTCTTTTTGTGTTTTCTTGATTAAAAGTATTTGAAATATAATTAAGGAGATATGATTGTCCGTTTGCCTCATTAATTTCATACAAAAGATCCATAAGTATAGCATTTACAATAATAATGCCATTTATTATAGAAATTTGTATATCAAAATATAAATTATAATTATCAAAACTATTTAAATAGTTTCGAATTGCTTCTTTGGTGTTATCGTTAATAATTTGTTCTAGTTTTTCAGAATAATCAAGATAAATATTTGAAATTTTTATTGAATATGTAAATCGTGCCTCAATCCATGGTTCTGGTTCTGGTTCTGGTTGAGGCATTCTATACGCGGAAACATTTTTGAAAATAATATTATCATATTCTAGATCATTAAGTAAATAATTATCAATTTGTTCGTATTGATTTTTCAAATTCATCAAATTTGTAGCTATTATATTTTGTAAATAACTTGTATCAGAATTAAATGCAATACTAGTTGCACCATTAACATCTCTAATAGTAGTATTTAAAACAATAGATCCATAGTCTGCATATGTTTCTACATTTGAAACATTAAAATATGATGAATATAAAGAGTTTACCAAGTTAATAATATTATATTCAACTTGTGTATCTTTAATATCATTATAATTCATTTTATTCAAATATAGTTGTATTTCAATTTGCATATTTTCTGGTTTATCTACCCATACATTGTACTCAACTGGTACTGGTATAAATTGTTGATTCAATGAATCTTGATTATACCAGCTTGTATATGCAAGTCTTTGTGATGATAAATCATTATTATTTGTCAAATAAACTAATTTTATTGGGTCTTTATTATGTTCAATACTATTAAGATCGTCAATGAAAGAATTATTACCACTTCCATTTGTTAATTGTGTCCAATTTTCTGTAATTTCTATTAAGTCATTTAGATTAGAATCATCTGATCTTGTTTGGTATTGTCCAAATGGATTAAAATAAAAATCTCCGTGATTATTGAGATGGTCTATATATGTATTTGAGTAATTTGTAATTAATGATCCAATATTAGATGTTGTATCTGACAATCTAACATTATATAATGCATATAACCAATATCTTTGTGAATTTTGTTTTCTTTTTATTTGCAATGAATTATCTTTGAATTGTATCCAAAATAATGCGTCACTGTTTAAGAAATCATATTCTAGAGTTTCTTCTAACCATGGTGGTATATTTTCTTTTATTTCTGGTTCTGGTTCTGGTTCTGGTTGTTCAATTATTGGTTCTCTAATAATTGTGTACATTTCTGTAAATTTTTGTGTATTTTCGTATATAACCAATTTAATTGTAACAGGTAATTTAATAAAAGTCGTATTATATTGATGATTGTTTTCATTTAAACCGGTAATTGGTGAATATTCATAATCATTTTGAATATTATCACCGTATGCAACAAACCATATATATTTGATATTATTGCCTCCTTCCGATTTCCAATTTGTAGCGTTTAGTGAATAAGTATGTGTCATAGCGTATCCAGCATCTGGTTCCGCAAACATATAACCTCCATAAGGACCTTTACCGATCATTGGCAAATATGATGCGGAACTATTTTTTTGTGCAATGTTATATCCTCTTATTTGTTCTTCATAATTTTCTTTAAAAAAGTTAACCTGATTATTATAATCAGCAATAAGAACACTTGTTGATTTTGATATATTATCAGAATAATTTGTATCATTATATAATTCAGAATCTTCAGATTCTTGAGATACATAATATCCTCTGAATTGCTCATTTGCATACAAGGCAAAAAAATCTACTTGACTTTGACCATCTACATTTTCAAAGTCTTTATTCAAATATAGATTTTGATTCATGTATGATATTTTAGATATTTAAAAAATAGTATTTAGAATTTTTATAATCTTGTTATTAATTTCGTGTACCAGTAATACTTACTGCTCTATTTTTGAATTTAAAATTGTAATCAAAAATAGCATCATAACAAAAATTTGCCACATTTTTTCGTGAAATCATACCATTTCCAGAATCAATTATACTAATTTTTTCAAGTTCATCGTGTTTATCACTTAATCCACTTGGGCGAACAATCGTATATTGGAAATCATTACCAATACTGTCCTTTTTCAAAAATAAATCTTCTTGATTATTTTTATCAATAAAAGCATCTTTTAATATTGTTTTCATCAATATTTTAAAAAAAAGTGGTGGATCATCAACACTATTTCCAGTTCCTATGGATGTAACAATAGCAATTTTTTTTGATGCATTATTTTTTTTTATAGCGTTAATAATATTTGTAGTTCCTTTTGTAAGCATATCATTACCTACTTCATTTGTATTTCCTCCAAGACAAATGATTGTACCTTCAATATAATTATTTCTATAAACACAATCAACATCATTAAAATTTGTAACATCACCTTTGTAAATAGTATGTTTTTCTGTAGATGAAATGGTATGTCTTGGTTTTACAAGAGAAACTACATTTTTATTTTCAGATAAAGCTTTATTAACAATATGAATACCGGTTCTTCCTTGTGAACCGAAAACAGCCAAAGATGCATGTGGAGTCATTCTTGTTGAAGAATATCCAAAAATTGTTTTAATTGTACTTATAAAACGCATATTAATATTATTATATATGATTGTATTCTTATACTTTTGTTTTAACTATAAAATCTCCTAAAGAGTAGTCAATAATTCCTGGAAATTTGACTTCTATAAGATTAGGTATATATATATTTTTAGGAATATCTTTTATTAATTTGTATGTATTATTTGCTTCTAAAATTATTTCACCTATTCCTGATGGCATACCATCTTTTGTGAAACAAGACAAGGCTATTGCTTTATAGTCTGAATAGTTAATAACATTGAAATTAGCATTTGATAAAGGACCTATATTTTCAATAAAATAATTATTTTCGAATAAATATTTAATTGAAGAATCGAAATAGAATTCTATTTGTGTATGAAATCCTGTTAAATTATTTGTTTTTTTATACACTCCAATAAAGTCGACTTCACTTGGTAAGTATAAACTAATTTGATTATTGCTTGTATGTATTTGTACAATATTTGAGTATAAATATGATGACTCATGTGAATCTTCATCAACATCACCATCACCATCACCATCACCATCACCATCACCTATTTCTATATATGGATTATTGTTTTGTTGTTCATCAACTAATGGTTCATAATATATATTTTTAATAACAGCACAATGGTCATTATTGTTATTATTATTTTCAAAATTTGTGATGCTATGCATTATTAATCTATAGTAATTATAATTAGTTGGAGTATTTGGTTGTGCATATGTAGTCATTGGTATTTTAATTAGATTATTGTCATCAATATTCGTGGTAACCGTTCTTATCCAAATACTATTTTCTGAATCTACTAAATCGAAAGTTGGTTTATCTGAACCTAATAAAGTGCATTCATAAATATTATTATCAATACCTGTTGGTGATATTTTGGATTCAATAACCATTTTTTCTCCAATATATTTTGTATTTTTTGAAGAGTCACTAGTATTTCTATTAATTTGAATCCATTGTCCGTTAATGGGTGCTGAATTGACATAACTATAGGTTTCTGTTTTGTTGTATCCACTATTTGAATCATAAGTTTCATCTGAAACCCACAAATATTCATTTGATTTAATTTTAGAACTAGTAGAATATAATTCTGTGTCTAACCATAAATAGTCACTTGTTTCTGAAGGGATCGCATTAATAATTATTGGATTAGATGATGATTCACTAATATAAGACAATTTAATTTCTTCTTGATTATGTGGGTCAATTGTACTATTTCCATTACCATTTGATATAGTAGTCCAAGTATTTTCGATTTCAAATAAATTGTTATTTCCTGATAAAATATCATAATATAAATCTCCATTTGTAGATAAATTGTCTATATAATTATGTGAAGAATTGTGTATATATATACCAATGTTTGCATTTTCGTTTAATAATTTAATATTATAAATGGCATATAGCCAACATCTTAAATTTTCGTTTCTTTTTCTAATTTGTAGACTATTGTTAATGAATCTTATTCCAAATCCGGCATATTCTATATTTTGTTCATAAAGCTGTGTTAAATAATAATTTGCAAAATCTGCTTTTTGTGCTATATAATAATTTCTAATTTGTTGTTCTAAATTATCCAAAAAAAAGTTTTTTTGCAAATTATGTGATACAAATTCTGGGTTAATCTTAACAATATCATTGCCACTTGTATCCCAACTTATATAAGAACTAGTTGTTTGAGATTCTTGACATATATAATATCCTCTAAATTGTTCATTAAGATGTAGAGAAAAGTAATTAACTTGAGAAATTTTATCAGAATAATCTGTGTTAATAAGAAATGGCAGTCTCATATTATTTAATAACAAAACAAATTTTAGTACACTATTTAATATATACTAAATTCATAAACCATCTACCATTATCAAAATCTTTTAAATCATCTAAATTAATAGTCATATTATGTTTTTGTCCCAATGTTGTAACATGTTTATTAAATAATTTAATATCTTCATCATTTAGTATAGTTTTTGGGTTTTCTAAAATTTTTTTGAAATTAATTAATTTTTTATCTATTTGAATATTAATAATACAATATATTTGATGTTGATGATCATAATACAATGTTCTTGTATTTGTAAAATTATTTATCCATCCTAAATAAAAATATGTGTTATCATTGTAATTATGAACAAATCGCCTTGCATCAAAAAAATTTGCATTTTTTCTTTTCCATTCATCAATTCTAGAACCATGTGGTACACATTTTGAACTAAACTTCATGATTTCTGAATTTGTATAAATGATATTTTCTTTAAAAATTTCTTTTATTTCAATATTACTAAATTGTTTAAAATGATTAAATGATAATGCTGTGGTCAGCAACATGGTGAATTTTATAAAATAATTCATATTATATAATAATATAATTCAATAAATGGTGGTAAATACATAACATTTACTTAAGTGTATTCAAATTAATGAATAACAATTCACATTTTGAAGAAATAGATTTACTTAATAAATGGATAAATCATGCTGCTGTATTCAAATGGTTACATGATCGTTCTTCAAAATATTTATCAAAATGGAATAAAATTATTTGCATTCCTATATTGATTATGAATACAGTTAGTGGAATGGCGATTTATAGTGCAAATTTATTTAAAAACAATAATACATATTTTTTGTTATTTGAATTAGTTATTGGAAGTCTTAATATAATATGTCTAATTTTAAGTGGATTGAAAGATCATTGTAAATATGGCGAAAAAACGGAATTGCATATTCAATCATATAAACAATGGACAAAGTTTAAAAATGATATTTATGTAGAACTTGTAGTTCCGAGTACAAATATTAAACAATTTGTAAATGAAATGAAAACAAGATATATAGATCTAATAACAATGAGTCCATATATACCAAATAATATAATAGATGAATATGAAAAAGAAATAGGAACTAACGGTTGGACTGCTTTACCTGATATTTTGGATGGTAAGAGTAATTTAATGACTATTTCCTATGGGAATAGTCATCCTGTAGTAGATGTTTGATTATTTATTTTTGTTTCTTTTTAATTCTTTTTCCTTTTTTAATAATCGGTTCATCTACTTTTAAAATGTTCAACATATGTGAATTTAAAGCCTTATCTAATTCATTAAGATCATCCAACCACATATTTTTCAATGTTTTATTATTAATTGAATTAAATTCGTCTTGTTTATTTTTGAGTGTTTCTTTAAGTTGTTCTACCATATCACTTGTCATTTGATAAATTGGCATATTAATTAAATAATTAAAACTGTTATTAGAATCTGGCATGAAATCATTTTCATCTAACCAATCCATTAATCCAACTTTCGTATATTTTTTTACATCTAATGTTTCATCAATAACAGAATTAATAAATTTGACCTTATTTGCCAATATATCCATTTCATATTTAATTTTCTTAATTAAATATTCTTTTCTTTTGTCATACAATTCATATCTATGTTCTGAATATTCTTCTATGATCTGTTCAACAGATTCATATTTTTTAACAATTCCATCAACAGAATATAAATGCATATTTGATGTACTAATTTTTGAAGTGAGTCTAAATCTTTTCTCAATATTATCTACAAGAACGCCCGCTCTTTGTTCTTGCCCTGCTTTCTTTAACCAATCCTGAAGTATTCTTGGTTCGATTTCAATTTCAAAATATGGTTTTGACTCAGTACTTTGACTTTTATAATTTTTAACACCAATCCATTCTCTTAGATGCTTCGGATATACACCACATTTCGCATAAGCTTTCCCTTTAGCGCTTTGAATATTATTGTTCAATTCTGTAACAATTTCGTCAATAAATTGTTTATAATTATCCATCCATGTACCAATTGGCAACTCAGAAATTAGAATTGTTTTATAATTAATAATTTCATATGTTCCTTTAGTCAAGATACCACCATTTTCAATATTAATAATACTTCCATTAAATCCGTGGAAATATGGTTTTAAAACTGGTAAATCTTTATCAAGCAATTTATTTTTCAAATATGTTACAATAGTTTTTGGGTTATAAGAAGGGATTTTTGTACTATATCCCGTTCCAATACCTTGAGCACCATTACATAATAGAAATGGTATAATTGGCGCATAATATCGTGGTTCTACTGGAAGACCATCGTCATCCATATATTCCAAAATATTTTCATCATGCTGAATAAATATTTTATGAGTAATATCCGACAATACTGTGTGTAAATAACGTGGACTACCTGCGTCTTTACCTCCTAAAATACGTGTACCAAATTGACCATTTGGTTGTAATAAGTGTACATTATTTGAGCCAACAAAATTTTGTGCCATTGCAATGATTGCCCCATTAAGACTTTCTTCACCGTGATGATATCCACTATGTTCGCTAACATATCCTGCCAATTGCGCAACTCTAATTTCAGATTTCAAATTTCTTTTAAAACATGAAAATAGAATTTTTCTTTGTGAAGGTTTTAATCCATCCATAATATGCGGAAGAGAACGATGTAAATCATAATTTGAAAAGTGAATAAGTTCTTTGTTTACAAAATCGGAATAGTTTACATTCATTTCTTCATCTAACACAACTGATTCGTTATATTCACCCAGCCAACTCTTTCTATCATTGCTTCTATCGCGATTGAATGCCATATCGATACTATTTTCAGAATTTTCATCCCAAATATATTCCATTTTTGACATATTTCTGAAATAGTCTTTTGCTTCGGCTGTAGTGCTTGTACCAAGTCCCTTATAATATTTTGCCTTCCAACCTTTTCTTTGATAATCGGGATTGCTTAATTTCCATTCTGAATATTTAGTCATATTGTAAAATAATACTTCTTTCTTCTTTTGTAGCATTTTTACAATAGGCGTTTGCATACATTGGATAAATCCGGATATTTGCAATAATTCAGGCCAAAATGTATCTAACCAATTAATAATCAACCCTTTAATATGTGAACCATCATAATCTTGATCTGTCATAATCATAATATGACCATAACGTAATTTTGATGTATCAGTATATTTAGCATCTTGCTCAAGACCAAGAATTTGTTTCATATTAATCAATTCGGCGTTGTTCATTACCTGATTTTTTCCTTGTTTTGTTGCAATTTTTTCGCGAGCATTAATTACTTTTCCCCTAAGTGGAAATACACCATACAAATCTCTACCTACAACACTTAAACCGGCAATTGCCATTGCTTTTGCCGAATCTCCTTCTGTAAGAATAAGTGTACATTCTGAAGAACGTTTTCCACCAGCTTCATTTGCATCATCCAATTTAGGAATCCCATAAATTCTATTTTTCTTTTTGCCATCGGTTTTCTTAATTTGTTTTGATTCTTTGAATTGATAAGTTTCAATAACTTTTTCCATCAATCCCATTTTTATCAAATCATTAAAGAATTTATCAGCAAGTTTACAACTAGATCCAAATTTAGACACTTGTGTTGTTAAGTAATCTTTTGTTTGACTATCAAATGATGGGTTCACAATAATACAATTTACGAACAAGAATATGTGTTCTCTAATGTAACTTGTTTTCACATTGATTTTTTCCTTTTTAAGAATAAGTTCTACCATCTTTTTGCTAATCAATTGAACAACATGATCTACATGTTTGCCACCTTTTGATGTATAAATACCATTAACGAATGAAACATGTTTAAACTCATCACTCAAACCAACTGCAATTTCCCATCTTTCATTACTATTTTCATAGCAAATATCACTTTCTTCATCAAAATACATTAAACAAAAGTCTTTGAAACGACGAATTGGTATTTCCTCATTATTGAAACTAACCTTTAGTTTTTCTCCACAACAAGCACTAATCTCATAAGCCCTTCTTTTGAAAATATTTATCATATCATCAGACCATCCATTTAATCCAAATCTTTCAAAGTCTGGTAGAAAACTTACTTTTGTTATTGACTTTTCCCGAGCATTTACCTTACTAATCACTGGTTCTTCTCTAATGTTCATATTATCTCTGAAACATTGACTAAATCTTTTCTTGGTAATTAAGTCGACTGTTTCTACTTTAAACCATTTAGAAAAGATGTTTGCCAGTTTCGCACCGTATCCATTTTTTCCTCCTGTGATTCGCTCTTCATTTTCGTTATAATTTGTACTTGTTAATAGCTTACCGAATATCATTTCAACTGTATAAATCCCATGATCTGGATGCATTAATACATCGATACCCTTACCATCATTTTCAACGGATACAATACCTGTGTCTGGATCAATATTGATAGCTAAATGTGTGACTTTGTCCTTTGTATTTTTAGTGCGAATATACTGATCCCACGCATTAACAATTACTTCATCAACAATTTTATAAAGACCCGGAATATATGATAATCCGCATTGATCCATTTTGTTTTCGCATATTTTCCACGAATTAGTAGTTGTTAGTTCTACAGAACCAATATATGTATCCGGAATTTTGTAAATATGCTCTTTATGAGTATGAGCTTTATATTTTGAAACTGCATCATTAGCATTTGATTCTTTAGATTTAACCATATTTGTATACAATGTCTATATGCTCATTTACAAATTACTTATATCATTTTTTTTAGTTTAACGAATTCGTAATTTTCTTTTTATTTTTTCTAACAATTGTTTGTTAGCTGGAGTGCCTGGTGCACTATTATTCTCAAATTTAGCAATTACTTCTTCCTTCATATTCATTGATGAAGCAAGCTGTTTTCTTGTCATCTTTTGAGCTGCTCGAGCTTGCATTATATCTTTTCCAAATTTCAATTTTTCTATTTTATTTGCTTCTGTTGCTTCATCTAGTTTTTTTGAATTTGCAGGACCAGTTGTCCTATTATTCCTATGTTGACTAACAGCTTTACCTTGACGTCTTAGTTGTCTTTCTTGTAATGACATCTCTTCTTTTGTTAATGAACTTCCTGATCTTCTACCAACATCAACGACATTCCAATCTTGATGCTGCATAATTATATATTATATAATTGTAAAAATGAACACTTAAATATAATTTAGATTATATTAAAACGAATGGCATCACAAATTAACGAATTTGCATTGGAATCACAAAAAAATGCTTTTATTCCGCGTAGTCTTGCATCTCCTTCACACGAACAAAAAAAAATCATATTTTCATTATTGAATGGAAAAAGTGTAATTGTTGATGCAGTTGCTGGAAGTGGAAAAACAACAACTATTTTATGGATTGCAAAAGCATTTCAAAATAAAAAATTGTTAATGTTAACATATAACAGACGTCTAAGAGATGAAACGCGAGAAAAAACAAATAAACTATTTATTAATAATTTAAATGTATTTACTTATCATGGATTTGTAAGTCGTTATTTTACTAATAATAGTGATACTGCATGCAAAACCGATGTAGATATGGTAAAAATGTTAAATATTGATAAACTAAAGGAAAATTTTGGTTATGATCTAGTAATAATAGACGAAGCTCAAGATATGACTCCATTATATTGTAAATTGGTTACTGAAATTATTAGAAAGTCGACACCATTTCCCAATAATATGATACTTCTTGGTGATTGTCATCAAAGTATTTATAATTTTCAAGGTGCCGATTCCAGATTTTTATCTGGAGCAGATAAAATATTTAATCAATATAAAAATTGGGATAAACTAACTTTGTCTGAATCATTTCGAATTACTGCGGATATGGCATTATTTATGAATAAAGTCGTTTTAGATGATAATAGAATAAAGTCATCTAAACATTTAACAGAAAAACCTAAGTATTTTGTTTGTGACATTTTTGATGATAATGAAACTAATGTGGCATTCATAGAAATTAAAAATATATTACAAGAACAATCACCAGATACAATATTTATATTAGCTCCTTCGGTTAAAAGTAGCAAAAGTCCTTTGAGAACTTTGGCGCGATTGGTAGGTACTTTAAATGTACCAATATTTGTTCCAGCAAATGATGAAGATAAATTAGATGATGATATTATTAAAGGAAAGATTGTATTTTCTACTTATCATTCTACAAAAGGATTAGAAAGAGATAATGTATTTGTATTTAATTTCGATGAGTCATATTTTAACTATTATGAAAAAGAAGAGCCACGTTATAAATGTCCAAATGCATTGTATGTTGCACTAACTAGAGCAAGAAATAAGCTATTCATATTTCATCATTATAGAAATGATTATATATCATTTATTAATAAATCAAGATTGGATAAATTCACAAATATTTATAGACATAAGCGGGTAAAACCATCCAAATTATTTATTAATAATAAACCTCAATCAGTTAGTGCAACAGAATTACTTAAACATATTAATAGTGAAGTATTAATTAAAGCTGTTCGTTATTTAACTATAAAAAAAATAAAAGAGCCAATATATCAAATTTCGATTCCTACTAAAATTTATAATGATAATAATACTTGTGAAAATGTTTCAGAAATTACGGGTATTGCCATTCCTGCATATTTTGAATATAAAGATATGAAAGAAATGACAATATACAATGAAGTTCTTCAAAGAAAGGGTACTTGTGTGACTACAAATAGCAATGATGTTTGGTTGGGTTCAGATTCTGAATCAGACTCTGAATCAGTTTCAGAATCTAATAATGAATCTAATAATTTATTATGGGATGGTAAAACAAATATTAGTATTCCTGAATTATTATATATTTCTAATGAATGGTCTGCAATGATGTCTGGATATAGTCATAAATTAAAACAAATTACTCAATATAATTGGGTAACGGAGGATAATCTAAACAAAACTCTTGAAAGAATGCGAGATTTGAATTTATCAAATGAATCTATTTTTGAACAAGAATACATAATTGATCCTTGTAGTCATACTATGATGAGGGAACTTATTGGATATATTGATATTGTAGATGGAAACAATGTATATGAAATAAAATGTGTTGAATCTATCAATACTGAACATTATATTCAATTGGGAATATATATGTATATGATTGCGTATTCCAATTTGTTAAAATATAATACTAGAAGTTTTACATTATATAATGTATTATCCGGTGAAAAATATTCAATTAATGCTAAAGTAAAAGATCTAGATAATATGATTCAAGAACTATTTGCTGCAAAGTATTCTAAAAATAGCAAAATGGACACTGATGAAATATTTTATAATAAATATAGAAATATTAGTTAATTGTTGATAAATATAGTTCTCTTGCTTTCGGAGAAATATGTTCATTATTTGTAAAATCTGAAATTTCAAGTTGTTTAACACTATATATTTGTGAATATTTGTGAATATTGTTAATATGGGGCATTGAATCTTTAATTGATGTTAATAATTGACCATTGTTTGGACCAGATACTTTACAAGCTTGTATACCACCATTTGAATTTGTATTACATAAACATGATTCAATTTCAAATTCAACAAATTCGCCTTTGTAAAGTGTGTGATATTCTTTTTCAGATAATTGTAAATTTGACCAATGAACAAATACATCAACATCTACATCTTCAACTCTATTTCTATGTGTTATAAAACCATAGCCAAGTTTACTATTAAACCATTTAACTCTACCTAAAATTCTTTTCTTTGTTTTTAATAATTCAAGCATTTATTTTTAAAATTATAAAAATAAACGATTTTTATTCTCAAAAAAATACATTCTATGGTTATGGATTTACCAATTGAATTGATTCATATTATTGAATCATATTCTAGAAAAATTCAACCAACAATATTATTGGAAGATATTATTGATTATGACACTAGTCTAAAAAAAATTGAATATATGTATAATCAAGTTATTTATAAAAAATATTTGTGTGATCATATGTCTATGATAGGTAATAAAATATCGTGGTATAACGAATTTCTTAAGGGACTTTCTTTAATTGGAGCTATTAACATGTCTAATTATAAATATACAAAAATGGATTTAAGATTAATTTGGGCAAAATATTCACCACAATATAGAAGTAAAATATATGAGATTTTGAAACATAACATAAAATTACATACAAATAGAAGTCCCGGAGATCCTATATTTAATCCAGTTCGTCTTACACAAATGTCAACATTATAATTCTCCTTTCGCGTTATAGTCAGAATAAATATTATGTTGAATATTAAACTAATTTTCTAAAATGAAGAAACAAAACAATAAAAAATATAAATTACCAGAAGAGGTTATACTTAGTGGTGGTAATTTTGCAACCGTTTGTTTTTTAGGTGCAATACAAGCTCTTATTGATAACAACAAATTTGATTTAACAAAAGTAAAAAAATGGATATGTACTTCTGGTGGTAGTGTTATAGCCTTATTTTTAGCAATTGGATATACTCCAAAAAGATTATTAAGTATATTAAAAAGAATACCAATATCTAAAATCAGCCCATTAAATTCAGACAAATGGCTAGGATTTTTTGACAAATATGGTATTCATGATACAGAAAAATTTAAATGGTTGTTCTCATTGCTAATGGAAAATATATGTTGGTCACCAAATACTACATTTAAAGAACTTTATGATAAAATTAAAGTAGAACTTGTTTTTACATCATATTGTTTAAATACACAATCCGTTGTTTTACTTAATTATAAAAATAATCCAGATTTGAAAATATTAGATGCAATTTGCATGTCAATTGCTGTTCCATTTCTGTTTTACCCAGTTAAATATAAAAACGAACATTATATCGATGCTTTTTTAGTTAGCATACACCCAGTTGAATATTGTTCTAAGCAAAACAATTCTATTAGCTTTTGTTTAGAAGGCAAAAATGAATATGTTGAAAACATAAATCTAATAAATTATATACGTATTATTATTAATTCACCAATCAATAAATTACAAAACACATTCTTGAATAATTATAAAGGAAAAACAGTAAATATTAAGTGTAATTATAAATTTGATGCTTCATTTGAAATGAACACGGAAACTCTAGAATTTTTTTATAATACTGGTTATGATGAAATAACAAATAATAAGACTAATTTTTTTTAATTATATCAATGAACAATACTAATAATCAACTTGATATACATCCTGAAATACAAAATAGATTATATCAATACATAAGCAATGGTATTTTAAATACTATTTTCTATGGTGGTCCAGGAGTTGGTAAGCATACATTAATACTTAATATGTTTCGTTCACTTAATCCTAATTTAAACGAAAAAGAAAAGGTTCAGTTTTGGGAGGAAACCGGTGTTCGAATATATTCGACATCTAATTACATACGTTTTGATGCAAAAGAATGTGTTCGTAAAAAAGCGAATTTGCCAAAAATAATAGAAGAAATTAGTAGAACGCGGGATATATCCGCAGATTCAAACAAAATAATTTATATTAGATACATAAATTATTTGGGTTCTCAACAAGAAGCTTTCCGACAATTAGTAGAGGATACACATTTGACATGTAGATATGTTTTTACTTGTAGAAACATAGATACAATTGACCCAGCATTGAACAGTCGATGTCTTCTTATTAGAGTTCCTGCTCCAAGCAATAAATCGCTTATTGAATTTACAAATAATCATAGCATTCATAGTTTGAAACCAGATCATATTGACACTTTGATTTCTTATTCAAACAAAAATCTTAATACTCTTAAACATATCATTATGTATACTAACAAAATGTTACCAACAGATAATTATAAACTTACAAACATATTATCTGATATGGCAAATACTATTATTAATGATTTGGAAAATACAGATAAAATATCAAAAGTTCAAACGTTATCCGAAAAATATCATTATAGTGAACTTAATATTTTGGATTTAGCCAAACAAATGGATAAACTCGACTTATTTGTTCAAGAACTCCAAGACTATTCGTCTATACTTAATCCATCTTTATACGATACGTGTATATTATTTCTTAAAATTGCACAAGTTTATAATAAAAATATGTAAACATTCATTTTATATTCAAATTTCTTAAACGTTCATTTAAACGTTCTTCCATTTCTGCTCTAGCATCATTCTTTGCTTGCAATATTTTTTCCCTTTTTTTTTGTTTAATAGCATATTTTTGCATTGCCTTTTTGCGAGCATTTGCCGCATCTGGTCCTTCTTTTGGTTTCTGTTCCCATGCTTTCTTAGATTCCTTAGCCATTTTTATCAACATTTTCTGTTTTTTCATTTTTTCTAATTCTAATGCTTCTTCTATTTTAGCTTTTTCTTCGCGTGCATGCCGTGGGCGTCGTTCGGCCGTGGGAGGTGGCCGCCGACCATCGGTCCCGACATGCTCTTGATGATCAGGAACGCGATGGTAGAAATGACGCCCGAGACCGTCGGCCGCGGCAGGAAGCGCTTTTTCTTTGGCCCATTTCCTAGCTAGTGCCGCATTCCTAGCTAGTGCCGCATATTTTCCTTCATACATAAATTTTTTTGGATATATATTATCTTTTTGTATATTTGCATCTTCTTCATCTGAAGACTCACTATCTTCCACTATATTTACGTCTTTTTCTTTTGTATTTTCATCTTTTATTTTTAGTTTTTCCCACTTATGTGTTACATTTTCTTGCCCTGGAATTTTTGTTTGTCCGCTTTGTATATTTGTTGGAGATATTCTGCCACTGTCATCTTTATTTGATAATAATTTGTCGTCGCGCCATTTTCCTTCATCATTACCATCATAATGCGGGTTTTCATTTCCTTCTGCTAAATTATGAATAGTGCTTGGAGTTATACCAATATTTATCATCACACCAGATGTGTCATCAAAAAAATAATCTTTCGTTATTTTTTCGGATTCTTTTCTCCAATTATCCAAATCAATTTCATATTTCATTTCTTTATCTATAATTGGAGCCTTTCTTTTATGATAATAAATAAAATGGGTGAAGTTTCCTGAAACATCTTTCTTCCAGTCACTTCTACTAGGAACTTCCACTTGATATACAAATCCATCAATTCTTAAATCAATACCATCCCCTGGGAATATTTCATGTGTATATTTATCTAGATATACAGGATGTTCACTAATAAATTGTTCTGAATCTGGTTCTTCTTCCTTAGATTCAGGAACACCTATTTCTTCTTTATCATTATCATCAGAATCATCAGAATCATCAGAATCATCAGAATCATCAGAATCATCCTTCTGTGCTGCAGGACGCACCGCGGACGCATCGACATAGTTGAAGACCGCGGTGTTTTCGTCGCCTAACTCTTCCCCGATGATGTCGTAAACGCGCGGGTCTGTCCATTGTACATGGTAGCTGCCGTCAGATTCCACACTATCGATGATTGCGTTGTACCATTTCCCTTTCCCATATAACACCTCGACAGCGTCGCCTACTGCAAAGCCACGCTGAGATACGTCTTCCTCCAATTCATCATTCTTATCAGAGTCTTCTTCATATTCTTCGTCATCTGGATCATCCCAGGTAGTGTCTCCAGTGTCTACGTTATAATAATAGTTTGCTTCCGCATCGTCGTCGTAGTACTGAACCCATTTGGTGCCTGTTGGAATCACTTCACCGAAAAGGCCGCGTTGTGTTCTGTCCGAGTATACTGAGTCTTCTTCATATTCTTCATCGGAGTCTTCTTGCGGCTCTTCATCAGAGTCTTCTTGTGAATCTTCATCAGAGTCTTCTTGTGAATCTTCATCAGAGTCTTCTTGTGAATCTTCATCAGAGTCTTCTTGTGAATCTTCATCAGAGTCTTCTTGTGAATCTTCATCAGAGTCTTCTTGTTTGGAGTTTTCTTCATACTCTTCATCAGAGTTTTCTTCTGATTCTATTGAATTCATAATTTCAGAATTATCATAATCGGTATCAATTTCTCCACCATGTTCAAGAATTAGTGATTTTAATTTGTCATTTAATTCTGATTCGGACTGTGGTGATGATGCAACTAAATTCGAATCATTCATTGGTATATATGCCCTTAAAGGCGAAACAGTATTACTTTCTGAATAATCTGAATCTTGATTTTCATTATTATCATAATCAGAGTCTGAATCATTTGATGATTTTTTTTCAGAATTTTCATCTTCATAATCAGAGTCATTGACATCAGACAATTCATTGTCATTAGTTAATTCATTGTCATCAGATAATTCATTGTCATCAGATAATGGTTGGCTTCCACCTATAAAAATATTTTTATTATTTGTATATTCTTTATTGTATGTTTCCAAAATATTTGGTGTATTATTTGAATTAGTATTGTTATTTTCAATTTGAAGAGATGCCCTGTAATTTGCAGGATATTTACCTTTGTTATATTTTCCACCAAATAAACGTTTTCTAAAAATTTTTGGTCTTTTAGTTAACATATTACATTGTGCATATATATTATTTTGGATAAAAAATATTATTTAATAAATTTTTGATATATTATATAATATGGATGCATTATTAGTTGGAGGTGGATTAGCTGCCGGTGGGTGGCTTTTAAACTCAAAAAACGAACTAATATCAAATGAAAATGACAAAAAAGAATCATCACAAAACATATACGATAGTGGAATTTTAGATTCAAGACTATCAGAACGTAATGCTATGGATAGTCATATGAACAAAACAAATAATATGACACAAAGACCCGAATCTGGTAGAAATACACGTTCTTTAACGGGTGAAATGATGCCAAATGACGCATTTACACATAATAACATGGTACCATTTTTTGGTTCTAATGTAAAACAAAATGTTGATTCTAACAATGCATCAAGTACAATACTTGAAAATTTTACTGGTGTTTCTAATATAGATAAACCAAAACAGGAAATATCTCCTATGTTTGAAAATTCTAGAGAAAATATTTATGGAACACAAAAACTACCTGATTCTATTAAAGATAGATACAATGCTTCTAGATTTAATCAAGGTGTTCCAATTACAGATCCAATTAGAGTTGGTCCTGGTTTAAATCAAGGTTATAGTGCACAACCATCTGGAGGATTTCATCAAGCGGATTCATTAAAATATGCAAACCAACCAACTGTAAATGAACTAAGAGTTAAAACAAATCCAAAAGTCAGTTATGAAGGTAGGGTTGTAAGTGGATTCAAAGGTACAAGAAGAGGTATGCAACCAGTTGTCAATAAAAATAGAGTAATTAGATTTCATTCTTATGATGGCACCCCGCGTCTTAATACAACTGTTGTTAATTCTGCTGGAAGATCAAAAGAGCATTTTGTTGATCGTGAAACTAATAGACAAAATACTCTTAGTTCATATATTGCACCAGCCGGACCAAGTATTCAAAAAGGTCATGAATCACAAACTTCTAATAAAAATCAAATAACATCTCGTCAAACTCTTGATGGATATGGATATCGTGGTATGGGAGGAAACACAGCAGGTGCTAGGTTATCTATTCAATATTGTTCAGAAACAAGAAAAGAAGATAAAAAGGATGACACATACATTGGTCAAGCAAGTTCAATGGTTAACAATATTATAGCACCTTTACAAGATATACTCCGACCCACAATTAAAGAAACTAATATACATGATAGCAGTCCTAATAGAAATATGGCGAGTGGTGTAAGTGGAGTACCTGTATATGATCCGAATGATATACTTAGACCTACTATTAAAGAAACAAATTTACATGACACAAGAGAAGGTTTTATGGGTAAAACCAAACAACAAATTCATACATACACTCCAGATGATACTACCAGAACAACACTTAAAGAAACATTAATACACGACAATAGACTTGGTCCAATTAGTGGTACACAATCAGCGTTGTATCAAGACAGACCTCAAGATTTAAAAGTAACTGCTCGTGAAACGTTGAAAGATTATATAAACAATATGAATGTTACCGGTAAAACAAAAAATAGTGTTATTGATACAACTCCACTTCAAACAACAATTAAAGAAACAACCGTTGATAGTAAATATCCTGGTATTGCAACATCTGTTAAAAATAAAGGTTATACAACAAATGTGGTTACTGCTCCACCAACAAATAAACAATTTACAACAGATAATGAATATTCTGGTCAAGCAACAGGTGATATGAAAGGCGGATATAGTGTGACAGAAACAAATGCTCCACCAACAAACAAACAATTTACTTCAGATATTGAATATACTGGAAATGCCGAAGGTGAAATAAAACCAACATCATATTCTGATATTTATAATGCAACTTTAAATGAAATAAAAGAAGGGATTTCGATAGGTAGAGAACCAACGCAATCGGGTATTAAAACAAACGCAAATAGTTCACAAATAGGTAACATGGATACAAAACCAGGATTACCAACACAACAATCATTGTCTGCGGCGACCCCAATACAAAATATACCACTTGATTCTACAAACGTTCCATTAAGAAATGGTGGTAAATGTGACTATGAATCACAAGTAAATGATAGAAACGATCCAAATAATTTATTACCCTTTAAAGAAAATCCATACACTAAATCATTAGACAGCATTGCATAGTTTATTTTCTTGAATTTTCCATAAGCGACATATACATGCATACAAATGGTATGTATCATGTTCAAACTTACTTAAATGTTCAATAGTATTTCCAATTTCTATAGCATATTCAATATTTTTTGATATTCTTGTTATATGTCTATATAATTTCATAGCGATATCAATATGTGAAAAACCAATAACTTCTAAATTAAATAATTCTTTTAATCTTTTCTTTAAATCCTTCTCATTCAAAAAATTATTATATGAAAATGATAATTCAGATTCTTTTATAATATTATGTCCAGTTGTTTTTTTAATTTCTAAAAAAAATAAAAAAGAATATATTTTTTTACAACTAATTTCTTCTAAATAAAAATCTATAAAATCAGAATCATATTCATATCCTTCTTTTGATAATACATATTTTCCTATTTCTTTAAAATTATCATCAGATGGTAAATTCATTTCAAAAGTCATAGCCCATGTTGATAAATCTATTTGATTAACAGATTCTAATACACAAACAACTATTGAATTAGATGATAAGATATTGTACAATATGTATAAAAATTGACTAGACATTTTGTGCAAATTCTCAATAATTAACCATTTTTTATTAACACTTGACTTTGAATTAATAAAGCTGTTTAATTTATCTTTAGAATCGAGCGTTTTTAATGATAAATGATTTAACCAAAGTACATTTTTTCCAGTATTTGCTTCATTTAAAAATATTTTTATCAAAGTGCGTTTTCCACTACCAGGTTCACCAGATAAAACAAAATGGGAATATTCTTTTGTTTCTATCATTCTTTTCAAATATCCAACAACATTCTTATTTGATAAAAATTGATCTAATGTTTTAGGACTATGTTTCTCATACCAAGACATTACATAATATTAAGATGTTAACTCTTTATTTTTTATTTTTTATTATTTAATGAATGATACAAATGATTCAAATAATAGTTATAATGATATCAAAAAAAATACACTGAATTCTGTATTAGGAAATGCTTTACTTATAACTTGCCCCATTACGCAAAAAACATTTAACGATCCTGTATTAGCTTCAGATGGAATTACATATGAAAGACATGCAATTGAAGAACATTTTAAAAACAATAACACATCTTATCTCACGGGTGAAACATTGAATTCAAAAATATTAATACCAAATTCTGTTATTAGAACTCAAATAAACCAAATAAAAAAAAATCAACCGAATTATTACAAATATATAAATCAAGTTATTAGTGGTGGATCACCCAAAATTGATGATGAATATGATAGAATTGTTAAGGAAATGAATGAATCGAAAAACAAAGATAAAATATATGAAATAAAAGAATTAGAAACAAATAATAAATCTGTTGATCTTTTTAAAAAAAATACAGAAAGTGAAGAGCATTCTGAAACAAAACAATTTCTGAGATCTCAAATTGCTAAATATGAAGCAAATAAAAAAAAACAAAAGGAAGAAAATGAACAGAAACACAAAGAATTTGTAAATAAAACTTATGAAAAAATTGTTAATGAAATGAACGAAAATAAAAAATCAATAGAAAAAGCTAGAAAAGAACAAATGGAAAAAGCTAGAAAAGAACAAATAGAAAAAGCTAGAAAAGAACAAATAGAAAAAGCTAGAAAAGAACAAGCTAGAAAAGAACAAGCTAGAAAAGAACAAGCCATAAAAGAACAAATAGAAAAAGCTAGAAAAGAACAATCTAGAAAAGAACAAGCTATAAAAGAACAAGTTAGAAAAGAACAAATAGAAAAAGCTAGAAAAGCTGAAATAGAAAGAAATTATTTATTGACACTTACACCAGATGAATCTAACACACCAGTCAACTATGATAATAAACAAATAATTCAAAATTTAGAAAAGAATCTTGAAGAAACTGACAATAGTTATAACTTGAAAAATAATAATGAATATGGTATTCTAACAAAATTGAGAGGATTATATAAAAAGAGAAAAAATCCTAAAAAATTAGTACCATCATCTATTTCGTCAAGTACACAAACACATGAACTTTCTAGTGATGAATATCCAGTATTCTTGTCAAAAGAAAGAGAAGACAGGTTTATGAAACAACTCCCTGTTAATTTACAAATTGTAAATATGCTTATTGATAGGAAAAAGGCTGAAATTGCATCACAACAAGCAATGAATGCATTGAATAATTCATCATCAGGACCATTAATGATATCAAATCCGGGTCATACAATCAATTCAAATAACCAATTGAGTAATACATCAAGTGATACATCTAGTAATACATCAAGTGATACATCAAGTGATACATCAAGTGATACATCAAGTGATACATCAAGTGATACATCAAGTGATACATCTAGTAATACATCAAATGATAAATTTAATAGCTCAAATGCAGAAAATAAGAATAAATCAATTGTAACTAAAAAGAAATCTTTAAAATATATTCCAACAAAATGTATTATTAAAGATTCGAATAATACAAATATTGTTTTTGATCCGTTATATTTAAAAAACAATAATAATGGTCAAAATTGTTGTTGGATAAATTCATCTCTATATGCGTTTCTTTCTAATGAATATGTAGTAAATCTTTTATTAGAAAGAACTATAGAAGATTATGAGAAACAAGCAAGAGAGGATAAGGATTCACATAGTTTACACGAATTGAAGCAACAGTTATTGATATTTAAAAATAATCCTGATGGAGGATGGAATAATGATAATTATTATAAATTATATGAATTAATATTGTCTAAATATAACTGGCGACCCGATGATTTGGCTGAATTTGGTCGTTTTGGAGATGCAAGAGTAACTTTTGATTTATTTTTATCTTGTTTTGAAAAACGCACATTTAATAATAACCAATCAAAAATATACAAATTAGAATCTGATTTTGGATATATAGATAATAGCGAACAACTTTGTAAATTCTTACAATACAAAGAAAACTATATTTGTATTTCTTTAGTTGTAACCGATGATTGTGTGACAGTTAAAGAAATGGGACAAGATATTGAAGATGCTGGTCATTATGTGGCATATTCAAGAATAAATCAGAACAAATGGCGTAAAATGAATAATGGAAACACAGTAAAAGATGAATATTTTAATAATATTATTAAAGAATGTCCTGAAAACATGAAATTGTATGTATATGGTTTATTTATTTTGAAGGATATATTGTTATAAAAATGAAGTAACAAATTACATATTACTATATTTGGTTACAATATGTCTGATAAAAATTCAATTAAAAAAAAATGCTTTTTCTGTAAAAAGAAAAAATTAGTTATGTTAAAATGTACTTGTGGCAACACTTATTGTTTGGATCACTATTCACCAGGAAATCATAATTGTAAAAAAAGTTTCGATAAAAATTCTGGAGAATTAAGTTTAACAATGGAAGCTACTGGAGAATTTCGTAAAGTTGATAAAATTTGAAAAAGTTATAAATAATTTATTTCAAATAATGTTTTCTTAAAGCAATTTGTCTAACAGTAATTGGGGATATTGGTTTTTTTGAGTTGTTAGTTGCTGGTCTATTTTTGTATGGAAATGGTTTAGAAACATAATCATATTCTAATCTAGTTGTACCAGTTTTTTTAAGAGCCTTTTCATTTAATACTGATGCGGTTCCATATTTGTTCCATGGGTTAAATTTTTCTTCAAGTGTATATACTTGTATAATAAAGAAAACCAATGCTACAAATAATATACATTTTAATGTATTTTCTGTAATGCAAGTCATTATAATATAATGTAATTTATTTAATTTGAAAATGCTAAGCCTGCCATACCACCAACAACACGCAATAAATTATAATTAACAGCATAAACGAACACATTGAAATCATACGTATCAAAATTATTAGCATTTGGCATAATATCACACATTTCTAATTCTAATTGTAAATTGGATATGCGAGACATATTACAACATCCAGATGGTTGATATCTCGATGGATCAAGGGCAAAAGAATACATATATATACCACTTTTATCTGCCGTTTTAATATTATGCTGATATTGTTGAACATATCTAAAAAATGTACTATCTCTAGATGAATATCTTTCAACTCCATCAAATAACAATCGACTTGATTTAATAACATCTTCTTGCCAAAATCTAAAATTAAACTTCGTTGGTAATAAAGCAGTATTACCGGCTTCGTCACCGTCTAAAGTTTTATAATCATTACTAGCACTATCATAAATTAAATTTCCGTCAGGATTAAATTTATAATATAAAGGATTTTCACTATCTAATCCAAGCAAATTTATGTATGCATTTGTGCCTGGTGGTATAAATTCTTCTTCCCAATTTGTGTAATTATTATGTCTGTTTAATTTTCTAGCAACATCATTTCTTTGTCCGCACCATACAAGATATTTAACCGGGTGTTGAAATTGCAATTTTAAAGTTTGCGTTCCAATAACTCCTGTAAAATCCTGACGATAAACTTGTTCTATTAAATATTCATGATTATTATTAGAAAATTTTCTTCTTTCGTCATTATCTAAAAATATATAGTTTACCAATAAATGTGTATCCATATTCCATCCTTGAATATTTAAAGATCCATCATCAAGATTTTTATTTTTTGAAAAATTTGTACTTGGAACACCAGTTATAAAATTACCTATATGATGATGTTCTGCTGTTGTTGGTGCTGTTCTAGCACCTTTTGGTACAGAACCATTACTTTTTGTTTCAATTATTGTATATAATTCAAGTATTGGTCTGCATTCAAATTCAAGAGTTATTTCGTGATATTGAAGTGCAATTAGAGGTAATGCTAATCCAGGATTTGTAGTAAACCAAAATGGAATTGGTACATATAATTTTCTACCATGAATCGACGGAGGTTGTAAAAATGAATTTTTTTTGAATGTGGATAAATAAATATCAGATGATGCTGGATTTTTATTCAAAATTGGATTTAACGATGACGATGGATAAATTCCCGCATTCCAACCGTTATGTGAAGGCATGAACAAATCAGATTGATGACCAATCATATTATCAAAATTATTTTTACCAGAAGTGTCTAGAAAAATTTCATGATAAATTTCTATCCATTGACCATACACTTCAGATATTTTATTGCCTCCAATTGATAAAGTACATTTTTTTATTATTTGACATCCAATATTGGGTATCCATGCAAATTCGGCATTAGTTCCTCTGTTGTCTGGCCCATTCTCATCATCAAAAAAGTGTGCTGAATATATATTTGGAAGATTTATACAAAAATATATTTTATTAATCAAATCACCATTTCTAGTAATTTTACATTTTAGTTGTGTTTCTACATCATTTGCAATATTTTGTGTTCCTTCAAAATCCAATCTAAGTATTTCCATAGAAAAATTTGTATGTCTTTTATAAACTGTTTTGAAATATGTCATTTGAGGATTCCCATTTAAATATGCATTTTGTGCCCCATATTTGGTCAATTGTAGTGTTCCTCCTGTCATATTGAAGTTATATAATTTATTTCTTATTTATTTACGCAATTTAAAATTTTAGACTAAAAAATATTATTGACAATCCTAAATGCAAAACTATGTATTCACTACTAATATAGAATCAGAAATATTAAAAATAATTAACGAAAAATTGGCATATGATTCAACTAAATATGTTGAATATTATAACATATTACATCACAATAATTTATGGATCGATAACTTCAATTCGCTGCCAATGCTCTATTTATAATATTTCTACATAAGAAACATTCATTATTTTCTTCACGAAATCGATTATAACATGACAAACAAGATATTTTATGACCACAAGGTACAAAAGTTATTTCCGGATTATTATCCATACAAATCATACATTCATCTACACTATAAATTTCAATAGCATCAAGAACACTAATTCTTTCAATATTTTTGCCCTTGATACAATAAAATGGTTTAATTTTTGAATTTGAATTAAGTGAAAGGTCATTTGGTAATATTTTATAAAACATTCCATTTTGTCTTAAATCTTTTGGAAAACGACAATTATAATTATTATTGTATACGTTTGTAAATCGTTTTCCTTCGACGTTTACATATGAGTGAAATTTAACTCTTAGTTTATTTTTTTCTAAAATACAATTCAAAATTATATGAGCCATATCAATTTAATATATTTTTATATTTTTATATAAATGCATTTATATCAATATTTAGTTTTGACAATTCCCAGGACTAGATGTTCTTGAAGTTTCATCAGCAGAACAATTACCAGTATATTTCGCTTGAACAGTATCATCTAAGACCGGCCAGCCCTTGAATCTTAATCTATTTGAATCCAAACGATGCATATGATCTGATTTTAATATCATTGAAATAACAAGAATTCCAAATAAAACAAATATTACTAAGTTTGCAACAGTTAACATTGCAAGATTATAGTTGTTATATCTCATATAACCAGTCAAAATTAATAAACATAAAAATATGGTACAAATTCTTAAAAATGTATTCATATTTTGTCTTCTTATAAAAAGATCATGGTTAAGGTCTCTTTGACGCTGTAATGTTGAATTGTCATCAATCAAATTTACATATTCATGATTTTTATTGCCTCTTAACCGATTATATAACATAACTAGTTCAGAAGATGTGTGTTGCCAATTGTCTGTAGCATTTTGAGCAGTATTTTGAACTTCATTCAAATGCGAATGTCTATTTCTTTTAGCTTCAAAAGCATTTTTCTTTAGTGTTTTAAAAAATAGATTATTTTCCGATAATTCATCGTGATACTCTCTTGTTAATAGAGATGCATATACTTTATAATAATATTCTGCATTTACAAGAAATCTTTGTTCAGATGCGGCATCCACACCACCATCATTAATTATATATTTCAATCCATCTGCTGCATTTGCTAAATTTTGTTCATTCTTGACTGTATTATAAAAATTCTGTAGCCCATCATCATCTTTTAATGGAAGAGAACCATCCATTCCAATTTTATTTAAATCATACAGCCAGTTAGAAGTTAAATATGATTTTGTGACACTCATTACTATTATAATTTTTTTATTTATTCAAATCTAGTGTGCTGTGGCACATGTTGGTCCACCACTTTGTAATGACAGGTTTAAATTTAATTTTTTAGCATCTCTCTCATACGATAATTGACTTTGACTAGCAGGACCATCTAAATATATTTTGTATATTTCTTGAGGTGATACTAAACGAGGATAATATCTAAATTTTGAAAGAAATCCACTATAAGTTATTTCATCACCAACACTACCAACTTGAATCATTTGATCTAATGTGTTTTGTAATTCATCTGCTAAAACAAATGTTCTGGCAAGTTTTCCATTTAAATACAGGTCAATTGTTTTATCATAAACTGATAAAGTGATATGATTCCACGATTGCATTGGTAAATTTTGTAATACATGAGTATTATCATTATCAAGCTCTCTTGCTAATCTATAATATTCATTATCATTTTCCGAATAGTAAGACATGTGCGATTTTCTAGATACTTTCAAACCATTAGAATCGGTTAAAAATACTTCTAAATCAGCATCACTTTCACCAACAGAAACATTTAATGTATAATTGGAATATTTATGTTTAAACACAATTTTAGGTCTTCCAGGAGTCTTTGACCAATGACTTACAAACATCCAAAAACTGTATGTGTGGTCAGATCCATCTGGTAAAGAATCGACACATGAAACCATATCATGAGTAATTTCGACAGGTTTATCAATTATCAATATACCTGTATTAAAAGGGTTATACAATTTTTTGAGTGTCATGTAAATAACAGCAATAATAGCTAAAATTAAGATAAGAAAAGCCGCTCCGCTCAAAACACGTTTCGGATCCATAATGATAATATCTAATATAAAAAATTGTAGATAATAAATGGATAGAATAACCAACTTTCTAAAATCAGATAGTGATGACAATTCCGTTGCTGTTGAAATTTTGTCTGGAATTGTAATTTGTTTTGTGATATATATAGTTTGGGTACTAATTGAAATGTTTCTTAAAAAGATTTCGAGTTCAAACAATGATGCACCTGTGATTTTTTCAGGTATTATCGATGCTGAAAAACCAAGAATTGTTATTCAAGATCCGAATCATGAAGAAAGCATTACGCTTAATCGTTCTCTTAATGAAAATGGTATAGAATATTCATATTCTTTGTGGTTATGGATTGATGGTGATTCGTGGAATTCAAATAATAAATGGAAACATGTTTTCCACAAAGGACCAAAACTTAAAAATATTCCAAATGATGGTTTACCACACCATTCAAATGAAATAATGTGTCCAGGATTATGGTTATCACCTGTAGATAATACATTAAGATTATATGTAAATACATTTAATTCAATTCGTGAATATGTTGATATTAGTAATTTACCTATAAAAAAATGGATACATCTAACTTATACACAATCAAACTTCAATTCTAATATATATATCAACGGTAGATTAAAATCCACTCACACATTGCAATCATTACCAAGACAAAATTATTATGATTTATATGTAACACAAAAGGGAGGATTTAAAGGATATTTGTCAAAAATGCAATACTTTAATTATGTCATTCCACCAGGAACAATATATGATATTGCTAAAAAAGGACCAAATCTATTTAAGCAAAAAGATAATCAAACTACTACAAAATCAGATGAACAATATCAATCTAGTAATCTTCCTTACCTGTCTAATCGTTGGTGGGTAGATGATTTAACATTTAACTGATAAATATTTTTTTTCTCTCATAATTTTTAATTCTTAATTATTAGTAAAAGAAAAGATATATATTAATGGTAAAGAATCAACTTTTTAAAACAAATCCACCCGAAGAACTATGTTTAGAAGTATTACGGGCATTCGGTCTCCAATCATTCGACGACGTTACCAATTTTTCAAAGAAGGATATAGAAGTAATGGGGACTGTAGACAAATTATATCAACTAAAACCACAATTAGAAGAATATTACATACCATGCAAAGCAAGAACCTATTTAAATGATATTACACCAAAAAATTCTATTACAATTCTAAGACAAATATTGAGATGTGTTAATAGAACAGTTTCATCAAAAGAAAAGTATGTTAGAGCATCTAAATTTGTTGTTTATCAAATCATACCAAAAAATTTTAAACAATACCAACCTGTCAAAATAGAAAACAATAATGAATCATATATTATTGATTTTAATTAAGATTTTATATAAAAAACATCTAAAAAAAATACTATTATTCCAAACATTAATGATAACAACATTTTATAAGTATTATTCATTTCACCAGCAAAACCAATATAATTTTTTACATAAGGTATTTTCTCAAAAATTACTCTAAAATTATTTTGAAAATGTAAAAACATAAGAAATATTATTGAATACATTGCTGCTAATTTTAATGAATTGTATATTTTATCCACATCTATCGAATTATAAAATCCTTTAATTGTGTCAGGCGAAGGTAATGAATCTTCAATTCCTCCAACTACACCACTATTGTTATTATAATTTTCTAAGGTTTCATCATCAGATACTGGTTCTTCCACTACCTTTTTAGGTTTAACATATTGTTTTTTTATTGGAATTTCAATCTCTTCGACAGGCTCAATATCATCCTTTGGTACTTCTTCTAATTGTGTTAAAATCTTATTCACTAAATCAGAATCATTCTTATCATTTTTCGGCAATTGATTTAAAGGCGTAGTAGTTGCACTATCTTCTTCCATTAACTAATATAATCTTGTTAACTATAAATGAATTAACGCACATGTTCCATTTATTTTTTCTTATTTGCTTTTTGTAACTTTGCAAATTTATTAAATAATTCCTCTGTTTTTCCTTCGCCTTGAAATTTATCAAGTAAACCCATACCTTTCTCAATTATTGGTTGCATTTGAGATATTGTTTTCATTAATTCCGATTGTTCTTTGATCAATTTTGTTGTATCTTTGGTCATATTTTTAAGAGTTTGTGGATCAAAATTTGTTAATGCATCCTTTATTGTTGTATTTACATCAATTGGATTACTTTTTGAACTAAAGTGTTCATGAGTACTGTCACTAGGAGGATGACTATGACTAAAACTATGCTCATGTTCGCCATCATCTTCCTCAACCAATTCAGCAAGAGCATCTTCAGGATTTTCTTCTTCATCATCATCTTCTTCATCATCATCTTCTTCATCATCATCTTCTTCATCATCATCATCTTCTTCATCATCATCTTCTTCATCTTCATTTACAAAACTTTCTTGTCTCAATCTACTATATAAATTCATTACACAGGCTAATATTCCTGATAAACCAAATGCAATATATGTATCAAGTTTTATTACATAATGACACAGGGACAGTATAGTAATAAATATAATTACAGCATTCCAATCTTGAATATAAACTTGAGTAGCTAAAATAGCTATACAAATAATTATTATTAAGAGCTCTATCATTATCTAATAGTATGAATTTTAATTTTTTCAAAAGCACTTTATATAAAAAATTAATCAATAGATTTTTGTATAGATTTACCTCAATATTTGTATATATATTAAGGAAAACCGAATATTATTCTTTATTTGCTTTATACTTGTATAGAACTATTAACATTAATACGAATATCGTTGATATACGTTTTTATAAAGCAAATCCACTTTTTGATAAATGTTCTAATATTATTTGCAAAGATTCATTTAACAATGAAATTATTATTTCAAAAAACAAATATGAAAATTTACGTAACATAGGATATTACTCATCTATCGGTGAAATTAATATTAATGACATTAAAAATATGTGTTTACTACCAAAAAATGTTGATTTAATTGAATTTCATTTGTTTCCATGGGAAATTGTTGATAAAGATTATTTCGTTATAAGTACCAATATTCCGTTCAAACTATAAATACAATACTATTTATATTATTAATAAAATTGAACATTATGGAACAGTTCTTTGAATCAATTTGTAAATTAGTAGAAAAAAATGAATCTATTATTTTGTTTAAAGAGAAATACGCATTAATGAAAGATTTTATAAAATCATTAAATATTGTCGATGTAAACATCTTTGATAAGTGGTTGGAATTTGAAATCAAAAAATATTCCGATTGTAAAGTAGAATCACATATTCCTCACATTGTAAGTTCAATTGCGAAAGATAGTGATATTATTAGTCCAGTAGAAAATGTTGATATTATACTCGAATGGTTGAAAAATATTCCACAACCAGAACAAAGAACCTCAGAATGGTATGAATATAGAAATAGTGTTTTGACTGCAAGCAGTTTATCTCATATTTTTGATAAATCAACATCTGTATCTTACTTGGAATACTTTGAATCAAAAGTAACACAAAATAGCAAAATGATAAAAGGTAATGCTTTATCACACGGTATTCGCAATGAAGATAATGCTATAAGCATTTATGAAATTATGAATAATTGTAAAGTCAGTGAATATGGCTGCATTAAACATAAACAAATTGATTATATTGGTGCATCTCCAGATGGTATAATCACAGAGTCCAATGATCCAACATTATTGGGAAGAATGCTTGAAATAAAATGTTTATTTAGCAGACGACTTACTGGAGTTCCTAAATGGAATTATTGGGTTCAGTGTCAACTACAAATGGAAGTATGTGATTTACCGTATTGTGACTTTTTTGAATGTGTTATTGATGAAAATAATACTAGAAATGAGTTTTTCAATAAAATTGAAAATAAAACCATGAAAAATAATTATTACGGCATTGTTTTAGAATATGAAGACAATAATGGAATTTCAAAATATATTTACTCATCACTCGGAGAAAGTGTTAAAACACTAGAACATTGGTTTGATGTAAATACAGATCAATTTCATGAAAATTCTGATAAACAATTTATTAAAGCATATTATTGGACATTAACAAAACATTCTTTAGTAACAATTAAAAGAAACAAGGAATGGTTTTCAATGATTTCTCCAAGCATTGAATTATTTTGGAACAATGTTTGCAATGCTAGAAAACAGATTAAAGAAAACCCAGAATCTGCAGAAAAAATACTTATTCTTGAAAATAGACCAACAAAAAAGGTTCGTAAAAAAATTTTAGATATTAGTAACGATGTTTGTATATGTGATGATTAGTCCATGTATAAACATACACTAAATTTAATTAAAAATAAAATATTAGTTTATATAACAATGGAAGAATTAAAAGGCATTCAGAGTTTAACACCTTTAAGCAGAGCTTTTTTTAGCAAACAAAATATTTCGTCATTGCACACAAATATTCGTTATCAAGTTTGGTTAGATACAAACAAACAACATGTTATTAGTGCTCAAAGTAACGAAGAATTAATTTTAATAATGCGTTCTATTTATTTGCAAAATAGTGAGAATCAACCAGATCATATATTGAATCAAATCAAAGTATTAAATAAAATGGTATTGGATTATGCTGTTCAAAAAATCATTACTGGTCTCAAGCAACATTTAGATTATGTAGATCATATTAGCAATAAACGCGAAATACTTCCACATTCAGTAAATATTTCGAATAAAGGTTCAAAACAATTAATGATAAAACCATGGTTTTAATTAGAAATATTCATTAGAAATATTCATGCGCCATCAAATACTAATTAATAAATATTATTAAGTCATAAAATGGATTCACATGTTACTTGGAGCAATTGCGAATATGGTTTAGCAGGTTCTCTATCACATGAAAATGACAAGATTATGGATCTTACTGAATATTTATCATATAATTTTTTGTCTATATGTATGCATGGTGCAACCATGGTATTTTCTAAATATAATGAACTTGTGCCTGGTATTTTTGCACTATCAACATCATATTTTTCTGGATATTATTTTTTAAAAACTAAAAAAAAATATTCAATTAATTCGTCGAATTATATGATTACTTATTTTTATATTATATTCATTTTTTATATTGCATACAATTCAAATTATATTCAAACGTGTTTGAATATAATTTTATATAGTATTGGCTATTTTGCATCTAAAAAAGAATTAAAAATTTAATATTATTATTATTATGCAGTCTTCTGAATTGGTTAATCGTATCAAAAATAAAAACGATATTTCTACTAGATTAGATGATATTACTAAAACACTTAAATCTATTAAAAAAGAACAAGAACAAATTAAAAATAATATGCGCAAATTTAGTGAAAAAACATCTAAACAAATCAAAGAATTATACTCTTTATATCAAAAAATAGATTCAGCATATTGTTCTGGATTATGTTCACAAAATATTATTGAAGAACATGATGAAAGTGAACAATTTGTATATCCAACATCTATTGGTCCAAATGATGTTTTTCCAATGAAATAATCAAATATTTGTAGTAAATAGGTTAATTCACTTAATTTTTTGAACGTATTATTCCCAATACTGCACATGCTATAATAATAATAAAAACGCTATTAACAGGTGAATATTTATCATTTAATTCAAAATTTTCTCTTAATTGCATTGGACCCGGTAATCTTGCCCTTTTTATAGTTGGGTTATAATTAAGTACCTTTCTATTTAATTCATCATTTGTTGTTTCAGTCATTGTATGAAAACCGCTTGTGCATTTAGATTCCCATTTCCATGTATTATTTTCTTTTTCTTCATTATAAATTTGAGAACCAACTGGCAATGTCATTTTTTTACAACTATCACTTCCCAAATTACCATTTCCAGATACTGCAATACCTAATTCTATTGGATTAAAATCATATATGTCTTCTATTAAACCTGGAACAAGTCCGCGACCTTCTGTTAATCCAGTTAAATTACAACCGGTTGCATTATAAAAACTCAAATTTAAAGGAGGTATTGTCCCTGTAGGTATATTTCTAACATATACATATCTTTCTTTATCCTTACATTTTGGATCTGATTTTAGTGGATCACATTTTTTATTTGTATTCAAAAAATAATTAGCACCAAGTGCTCTATCTTTTCCATTTTTCATTTCCACACCACTACCCATATATCCAAGACTGTATTCAATTCCATCGTAAATATTATTTCTTATTTCTTTAGAAGGTTTTTTTACTTTCTCTGGATACTGAATTAATTGACTAGGTCTAAGATCATAAGTATTTCTTACATTTTTAGGATGAAGAAGTAAAAATTCAGAACTTAAACTATTACTCATAATTAATTAATATATTTTTTATAAATCTTAAAAAAATATTAACTAAAATACATATTTCTAACTAATATCGGGGATGACGCCGACAGCCCAAGCAGGCAGATCCCAGGAGAGCGTGGAGTCGTCGTCGTATTGGACAGCCACGCCGTTAGAGACGCGCGAGGCGAGAACGGCATCATCATAGCTTAAGACTGGTTTATCTCCGGTCGACCAATACTCTTCTCCAGCAGCTGCTGTCCCTTCCACCCATACATTTTTACGACTATTTGCGTGCGCGCCGTTCTCGAGCAGCAGAGCGTCCGTGGCGTCACCGTCGAGATTATTATAATAACCTGCTTCTGATGCATTTCTTGTTGAAATTGTTTCCTGTTGTTGGTGAGTTAAAACCCATTCTAATACAAAGTCTAATTTTTCGTTGTGGAAATCGGGAGAACGACCTTTTGAAGTTACGACATCTCCAGTTTCTATTTTTGTACTACCTTCAACAGTAAGTGCATTCAAACCTTCGGGTGATACTTCTTCTAAACTTTTTTGTTGGAAAAAGATGTCAATTGTATAATAAACCATCATTTTGTCATTTCTTTTAAATGGTACATATTCTCTCTCATTTGTATCGTAAACGGGGTTCACACCACTTGAGGCATCAGCATCGTCACCATTATTCGCAGTTCTAAAATTCCAATACTCTACTTCCGCATCTAATTTATCACCATTTACTCTCGCGTCTACTGTACCACGTACTGTTTCCGCATTTGCAGGTGGAAACCACTCACTAGTTTCGTAATTCTCAATTGTTCGCGTCTCGACATTTGCGCCATCTCTAAATGTATATTTTTTACCATGATTTCCATCCTCATCTAGAGCGCGTCTTCCTCTTTTTTCACCATTGAATGCTTGTAAAGTTTTATATAAAATATCATTTGCAATAGTAAATGTGCGGTCTTTGCCACTGCCCGCAATAACCTTTTTAACTTCTTCATTTACAGCAGTCAGAGGCTTCTCGACGAGCGCCCCCACACTACCGTCGGAGTTCAGGAACTGCTCGCCGCCCTCAGTGAGTGCGCCTTCATTTCCACTTGCATCTCGATAAATTACATTACCGCTGGAGTCACGCTTAAAATTTAAAACAAAACCATCATTTGTTAGCTGTCCTTTTTGATCAATATCATAATTATAATCATATTGGACGCTTCCAGCTATTGTTGATTCTGGATCACGAAGATATTCAAGACGCAATGCGTATTCTGCAATAGATTCCGGTAGTACATTAACAGTGCCAGTATTGTCGATTGCGTTGAAATCGTCGGTCTTGTAAGTATTTCCGCGTCGGGCGAGCTCTTGGAGCCAGGATTTATATCCTATAGGATATTGTTGGTCTGAGGGATTAGAGTCCCCGGTTACTCTTGGTAATACATCTCCGTTTTCTTGAACATCCTCATCATCAATATTAACAAAAAACAAACCACTTTGTCTTTCTTTATCAGATGAAAAATCTACATTTTGTAGTTGGAGATTTGCATCACCGCTATCAGTATTAAACAGTCTAGAAACCATTTGACAAAATACAATTGATGATATAAGATTTCTAGTTCCTCTTTTACGGCGCTGATCGACAGCTTCTGAAGATTGTCCTATATCAAATTCTCTTTCATTACGGGTAATATTTATATGCATAATATTATTACTTTGAGTTAGAGCAGGTGTTTCCGGCTCCGCTGCCACGCCGGCGGGGTCGGCGACGGTGCCCACTTGCGATGTCTGAATTCCCGGTAGTTCATCAAATACTATTTTATTACCACTATCATCAATCGCAGGCGCAAAAGCAGTGCTATCAGGCGACGGTATCACGGCACTGTATTTTACGGGTGGATCTACAGCATCGTCGACTATATAAACAACATCCTCTTTAAACTTTGGCTCAGTTAAAAACTCATAATTATTAGCACCATCGCCACTTATAAAGCCATGCACATTTTGGTATGCCTTTTTTTCAACGTCGGTTCGGGGGTCGGTGGATGCGACGCCCGCGCTTGACGCCGCGTCATCGTAATCAGGATCATATGGATTATAAAATTCATATCCACGTTTAAGTGCCGAAGCACGTGTGCTAAGTCGCATTTCACCACGATAACTCGCGGCTTTCGTGGTGGTTCCATCATCATAAGCATATTCTAATGGTTCGAGTTGTGTAGTGTTTAGTAACTTATCATCATTATCGTCGATTTTTAAATTTAGCGACGTTCTGAGAATACCAAAATTAGAATCCGTTAAACCAAATGGAGCATCTTCTTCCCATTCGTTGGGGTAGTCCTCAGTTCCGCGTCCAACGCGATTCGCAGCGTCGCCAGTTACCGGAGCAACCTTATTTGTAATAGGTCCTACGGCGTCGCCGGCTTGGAGCTCGGTCGAGCGCGTGAGGTCGTCGTGTCTCGCAATAGCCCACTTGTCAACATAACAAATTCCTTGTAATTGCTTAATATAACGTTCACCATCACGATCAACAGTAATATTCAGTTTTTGCATACTTCCTGCATCTAAAATAGCAAAGTCGGCGCTCTTAAAAACAGCAGTACCGGGTTCAAAATCAATTTTTTCGAAATTAACGTCATCTAATTCAATTATTGTTGGGTTCAAATAATTAGGCATAATGTATGACTAATATGACTATTTACTACGAGACATCAGATTTAATTAGTGCAAATTTAATATATCAGTATTTGTTTCAATATTGATTTTATTAGTTTTATAAAAAAACTTATTTATGCGGTTTCTTCACCCGATGATGCAGCACTAGTCAAAGTAGTCAAATCATTTTCGCCAGTTGTTGTAACATTTTGTGCTAATTTTGGAAAATCCTCCGCAGTTGGTACTGGTGGTGGCGAAGGTGGGCTATTTTCATCGGATTTGACTACTTTTTCTTGTGAAGCCTTTGCAACGCGTTTACGTCTTTGTTTATTACGATCAAATTTTTTTGGATTTTCGCACTTTAAAGAATTGTCATTACCACTTACTTCAATAGCTTGATACTTATGTTTAGATGTTGATAAAAACAAAATCTTAAAAACAACTTGCTCATCTTGTTGAAGAAATTTGTATACTTGCTTTTCAGTCTTAATACCCGTATGATGAATAAATATATCCTCATTTACAAGAGTATCTGGTAAATCAGATGGAGCATCATCTGGTTTATTATTTGCATCTTTTGTAACTGTAATAAAACCGTATCCAGCTTTATTAGAAAACCATTTTACCTTTCCTTGATAACAGGTAGATAAATCCATAGAATAACTACAATATAATAATTTATTCTTAAATACTAACGCAAAATTTTTATGATATTTGATTTATCTTATATTCTAAAAGACTAGTTCTAAAAATGTTGTTATCAGGATGGTTTTTTCCACTATACCAAGCAACATCTATAAATAATCCATCTCGTCTATAATAAATTTTTGCATCGTCTATGTTATAAGATGATAATACATTGTCAGAAACATTTTTGTCTTTCATTTCAGATAATAAATACCAATGATTACCAGAGTTATCAATATATTCACCATTTGCCATATGATTATCTACATTTAACCAAGTACCTACATTTATATTAATTAAAAATGAAAACTCTTGTGCTACTTCTTCATCATCATAATCATGCGCATATGCAATATGACCCATGGTTGCTGCAGGATCTTGCAAATAAGCAATAAATTCAGCCAAAGCCGGCAGCGTTCCTGCCTGCGTGCCTTCATCCAACATACTAATGTTTGCTTTCAAACCAGATGCTAACAAAGGACTATCAAATCTGAAATGTACTTCTGCTGGTTTGTCTGAATCAGAATCTGCCAAATAATATGGTTCTTGTATTATATAATAAGTCGCATTTTCCGCATCACTTATACTTGAAATAGTATCACGTGTATAATACAATGTCCACAGTCCACGTTGCCGGTTGCTCGAGCCCGCGATCGCGAAGCCCTGGAGCCATTTAAATCCAAATCCAAATAATTCTTGCTCTTCATTATTTCCACTTGAATCAGTAAAGTAAATACCTATATTTTCATCGCCGGTCGAAGCCGCTATCCAGACGCTGAAGTCTCTTCCATCATTAACATTATCATAATGATAGCGATCTTCGCCGTCCTTAAATCTGTAATCCGGGTGAGCTGACGATGCCCAAGCACTTACATTTGAATTATCAACAATATGCACCCCAGATGCATCGAATTGAATCATAGTTACTACTGGTGGTTCTGGTTCTGGTTCTGGTTGTGGTTCTGGCTGTGGTTCTGGTTCTGGTTCTGGTTCTGGCTGTGGTTCAGGTTCTGGTTGTGGCTCAGGTTCAGGTTCTGGTTCTGGTTCTGGCTGTGGTTCAGGCTCTGGTTCTGGTTCTGGCTCGGGTTCAGGCTCTGGTTCTGGTTCTGGCTCAGGTTCAGGCTCTGGTTCTGGTTCTGGCTCTGGTTCTGGCTCTGGTTCTGGTTCTGGCTCTGGTTCTGGCTCTGGTTCTGGTTCTGGCTCTGGTTGTGGCTCAGGTTGTGGCTCAGGTTCAGGTTCAGGTTCTAATTCATCTCTCTTAATTCGACAACATAATTTAAATTCGGGTCCGGATTCATGTATTTCTACAACATTACTATTATCATCATTAATTACTTTGTTTTTTTTCATTGCTTCATTTAAATCAATTCTGAATCGAATATATTCTTTATTTCCAAAATGAACGGAAGCATATTCCCCATCTTTCATTTGTTGTATATTTTGCGCAGAACGCGCGTTTTTGGACTCCGCTATAGACGTGAAGTTTCCGGAACTATCATTACCATAACTAAACACATTTGTATTGAATTTAATTGAATTTGATTCTATTGTCAACGCATTTGGTCTTCCACGTGTATTAGATGTAATCGTAAAACCATCTGCGCCAATTGTATGATATAAATAGTCGCGGTTTGCTTCGCCGTCGCCGGCGCTTGTATCATTGAGTTCAAAAATCAAATTTCTATAATCCAAATTAGTGTCATAATTTTCACCATTTTCATTTTCACCATTTTCATTGTAACTCAAATTTATATATGTATCTTTGGTGGATGTGACCTCGTCTTCAGACGGAGCTTTTAATTTAATTTTAGAACCATTAACCGATACTAAATTGATTTCCGCATTAGAGTTTTCCACTCCCGCCTCGTTTCTTGCTAAAAGATTTATTGGTTCAGTCTTTATAAAATATTCGCCTCTAGTATAAGTATTAACAGCTTCAGATATTTGTTTATTAACAAGATCGACCCGACGTCCTGAAGATCCATCCGGTAACGCTATAGACGTGTCACTTTCTTGCGAAATTAATCCATTTGCGAAAGCAAGAGCAAGATCAATTCCGGCGCCACCCAGAAAGTCTGTTAAATCACCAACACCATACAAATCACTAACATCGGTTTTTCTGTTGTCATGAGCTATATTGAATCTAACGACTTGTGACCAACGCATATTAAGTAATTATTTTATTTTATTCATAAAAAATAATGGTTTTTTTTCGCATAATTTAATTATACAATGTTTTAGTTGGAATATTGTTAAAACTTAATTTGTGTTTTTGTTTTTTAAACAAATTGTAATCTTTACTCATATATTTATTTTTAATAAGACTCATTTCAATATCCATACTATTTAAAACAGACACAATCCAAAAATGGTTATTTAAATAAATTCTTTCTTTATGGAAAGGGATACGTAAAACTGGAAAAGATGAGTTATCATAACAAAACTTAATTTTTCCAGATTTTGATATTTCACCATTTCTTATTTTATCAATAATTTCATCAGAAAAACATATATTTATATCTGATGAAATTTTAATTTTATGTTCATTTGAAGTATCAGATTCTTGTTTAAACGAATAATGCTTTTTAATTCCTGTTTCATCTACAATAATATTATAATTATTTATAGTCGGATAATCAACATTAAAAGTTATTTTAATAGTAAAAAAAGAATTACCATGATTTTGTACATTTATATATTCATTCCATCCATTTGGTATTATTTTTGAACTACAAATCATCTGCGAGTCAACTATATCTGAATAACTTTCTCCTATATCTTCAAATTTATTATAATTTTCTGAAATATTCTTATAAAAAGAATCTTTCTCTTCTAATAATGAATTTGATAATGATTCATAAATATTTTGATATATGTTTACAGATTCTTTTAGATAACCAATAAATGACATAACTTTTATAAAGAATTTTTTATTTATTATAATTTCAATAATAGAGTGTAAGGATAGTCTGATATACTAGGATAATAGTTATAAAAATGGGAATACCTGCATATTTTAAATATATTAAAACGAAAGTTAAAAAAAGTATATTATTAGAACCACCCAGTAAAACCCAAAATCTTTTTTTAGATTTTAACGGTATTATTCATGGTTGTAAAGAAGAGGTTTTTTCTGATAATGGTTCAGAAAAAGACATATATCCAAAAATAATAAGTTACATAGAATATATAGTACAATTAATCGAACCGTCACAATTGTTATATATAGCTATTGATGGTGTTGCACCACGATCAAAGATGGAACAACAACGTAAAAGAAGATACAAATCTGCACAAGATAGAAATATGAAACCGGTAATGACTGGATGTGATAAACAAAAATGGGATTCGAATGCAATATCTCCGGGAACTCGTTTTATGAATAATGTTGATTATAATTTGTATTCTTCTAGTTATTTAAAACATTTATCTAAATCCATTAAAGTAATAGTTTCTAATTCATCTTGTCCTGGTGAAGGAGAGCAAAAAATATTTAGGTATTTAAGACAACTTCCTGATGATGATGGAATTAATGTTATTCATGGTTTAGATGCTGACCTTATAATGCTCAGTTTATTGCAAAATCAAAAAAATATTTATTTATATCGAGAATATCTGGAAAAACCTTTTTTTATAAATATAAACGAATTTTCTATTTCTTTAAAAAATATTCACAACAATATCAACTCTCATGATTATGTTTTCCTTTCATTTATTATGGGAAATGATTTTTTGCCACATTTTTATGCATTGTATATGAGATTGGGATTATTGGATAAAGTATTAGAAATATACAACGAAATATATAATGAGTTAAATGAATGTTTGATAATTGATAATAAAATAAATCATTCATTTTTACTAAAACTAATTCAAAAACTATCAATACGTGAAGATCAATTAGTAAAAAATAGAGCAAATGCCATGGTTTATAAAAAATTAATTAAACACGGTCATTCACCTGAAGAAAAATTTGAACATTTTCCAGATTATTTTAGAAACAAAGAAATTTTTATAAATTTTGGTAATGAAGGTTGGCGTCAACGTTATTATGACACTATTGGTGAAACAAATAATATTGAAAATATGTGTAGGGAATATGTTAACGGACTTGCATGGAATATAAAATATTATACTTCTTCAGATCCAACAAATAGTAGTGTAAATCAGTCTTGGTATTATCCGTATTTACATGCACCATTGTTAAAAGATTTAGCGGAATATCTAGAAAGTTCACCAATTCATTACCCAATGAATAATATTGACAAAAAATATAGTTCTTTACAACAATTGGCAATAATTCTTCCACCTCAATCGGCACATTTATTACCTAAAAGTTGGAAACCAGTTATACTAGCAAATGATAAAATATATGTAAAAAGATTTAAGCTTGATCCTATTGGTGCTGTATTTCGTTGGGAATGTTCTCCTGAATTGCCTTTTAATGACGAATCAATATTGAAAGAACTTGATAAATGTGTTTTAACAAATGCAGAAAAAAAAAGAAATAAGAAACACAAAGAGCAAGAGATAAAAGATGTTTGATTTGTATATATGTATAAAGATTAATTCAATTTAAAAATATAATGACTACAGTAGTTCCATGGACTGAACAATATAGACCAATGGAGTCTTCAGAAGTTTGTGGTAATTATTTAGAATTTGATCAAGTACTTGAATATGGACGACAATCAAAAAATTTATTGTTGCATGGTCCATCTGGAACTGGTAAAAGTTCTGCTGTACGTGTTCTTCTTAAAAATGTTCCTAAAGATTCAAAATTAATATTGGATGCAAAAAGTAGAGCTAGTGAAACTACTCAACATTTAATCCATAAACTAACTACTTTTTCAATGAGAAAAACTAGCTATAATCAAAGATTTGTTCTTGTTGATGAAGTTGATTCTATTCGAATTCAAAATCAAAAAATGTTTATTAGACCTTTGACAAAGGATATTGGAAGAAAACAGAATAATGATAGAGGTATAATATTTTTGTTCATTTGTAATAGAATTGACAAAGTAAGTGAATTTATTATTCGTAATTGTGTTGTAATCAACTACAATTCGCTAGAATTTAGTCAATGCGTTAATTATTTAGAAAATATTTGTAAAAAGGAAAGTTTAATTTATGATACTGAATCATTAAAAACAATTTTCTATAGTATTGGTCAGGATATGAGAAAAATGGTTTCTACTATGCAATATTTAAGTTTGTTAATGAATAAAAAAATACATTCAAATGATTTGGTAAATGTTGATACATTAAATAAATTAGATTTTGTAGAACTTTTTAACAATTCATTTAATGATGAAAATATATTCAATGTTGTAAATAATTTATATTTTGAAGCTTATTCTGTTATTACATTATGTACCAAATCTTTGCAATATCATTCCAATTTAAATAAGTTGACAAATGATTATGTACAAGTATTGGCAAAAATTTCTAATGATTCTAGAACTACAGAAAATACGTGGTTCTTAATTTATAGATTAATTAATGAATCACCATTAAGACAATCTATTTTTAATAAGGAAACATAAAACAGTTTTTTGCATAATATATTTTTCTGTTGTATCTTTTAGCAATACATATTTCAATTTCTGGTAAATTTTTCATCCAATTCATATAAATTATTTCTCCATATTCTGGATATTCTGTTTTTTTGAATAAAACTATATGAATACCAAGATGTTGCAATTCAGGAATTATTTCTATTAGATCTTCATATGAACAATAAATATTATGAAATTCTAAACATTCTTTATCAAGTACACATTCATTTAAATTATAACTTTGCTCCAAACGAATAATAGATCCTATTTTTGATAATATTGAATTCGGATTTAACAACATTTTTGATATATTTTTCCATAATATTGATTTATTTCTCCATTCATTAATAAAATTATTACTATTTTCATTAATAACTATATTCAACGCTTTAAATGATGAATCATCCATGCTTATCCAGCATTATTTAAAATTTCTTTGTTCATTTTTTTGTTATATTAAATATACCATGATTAATAGTGAAAATATAACAATTAATAGACTTAAAAATGGTGGATGAGGTTAAACCTAATATCTTCGATGTACACAAAATTTAGATATTTAACCATAGCTGTTACTATGACAATTCTTTGTGAAATATTGCTTAGAATTTGAACCAACCAGCTATTCATAAAAAAAATTATATATTAGTGCATGTAATTATGATAATATATATATATAATATATATTTTGCGCATTTGGCTAGGACTTCATTGAAAATACAATTGAGGAAATGATTTCGCAAAAACACCAAAACAGTTTAATTATCCAAACAAATGGTGCAAGTCTACGCATTTGCTTCTTTAAATATCCATGTTCTGTTGTAATTACATAACCGCGCTTTCTATAAAACTCACGAACACCTATCCCAGAAATACAAACAATATTACTAAATCCATTTAGAAATGACGCCATTTCTGCATCAAATAATAATCTTGATCCAATCCCTTTATGTTGAGAACCAGATTGAGAACCGACTCCCGAAAGACTTCCATATACATGTAATTCTCGAATCAGAGCACAATCTTTGAGTTCATCAAATATTACATTATTTTTCTTCGGAATACGCAAACGAATAAATCCATAAATGATTTTTTCGTCTTTAGATTCATAACTAATAAAGATTTCTTTCCCATCTGATGCTGGATATACTCGAACTTTTTTGTAAACTTTATCTATTTTTCGACCTTTTACTTCTCTGCATCTAATGCATCTACAATTGCTAATCTTTGATAATGATTGCCTCATATTTGGCTTTGAACATCCTCCACTAATATATTCAATAGGTATATCACGAATCACTCTATTCAATCTTATCCACGGATGCATTCGCCTTTTTACATAAATTAAAACATTTCTTAATTCTTCATCGGAATATGGTGAATATTTTCCAGATTTATGCATTTTCTCATATTCTGACCATGGAACTACTGATACCGGATATAATTTAATTTGATCAGCTTGTAAATTTGAATCGTATAATATTTTATCAAACATCTTAATATCTTCATTCGGATTTGAACCTAATAAATTTGGCATCAAATGTATATCAACTTTATAACAATTATCTTTCAATAATTTGATTGCATTAATTGAATCTTCTATTTTATGACCTCTATTTGACATTTTTAAAATTCTATTATTTGTATGTTGTACTCCCATTTGTATTCGTGTACATCCAAAAGAACGAAATCTAGCAATTTCAAACAAATTAATAGTATCTGGTCTTGTTTCTAAAGTTAAACCAATTACTCTAACACTCGATTTCTCATTCAAAAGAATTTCCGTTTCTAACGGAAATCTTTCAACTCTTGTCTTATCTAATACTATATTTGCAGCATAATAAATGTCTCGCACAAATTCTTCTTGATATTCATTTGGATATTCGCTCCACGTTCCACCAAGAACAAGCACTTCTAATTTATCAGGAGTATGACCCATTCTAATATATTGATCCACTCGCATAAACACTTGAGTAACACAATCATAATTTGCAGCATTGGCTCTTAATACTCCCGGCTCTTTAGTCAAATATGATCTGGGTTGAGCTATCCAATTATTTCCTTCATGAGCAGGTTCACTTGGACAATAATAACAATTATGTTTACAAGAAAAGTTTTGTACCTTTCTTTCTCCACTTTTATCAGTATAACTTGGATTCGCAGAAGTAAACACTGTAACAACCAATACACCTGATTGCGAACGCATCGCTTTTTTGGTAATTATGTCATAAAAATTACTATTTTCTAATTTAAGATTTTTGTAACTACAAACCAAATCCATTTTTCTAAGTTCCACTTTATGTTTCTTTCTAAACATTCTCATTTTACGTTCTAATTTAAACCATTCATCAATCTTTTGATTTTCCAATACAAATTCGTCAATCAATTTAGAATATTCCTTTTTATTATATGTTAGAATCACATTATTTCTAGCATTATTTACTAAATCTTCAATAGATTCCATTTTTTTCTTAGTTCATTTCTGATTTATTATAGTTATTGTAATTCATTTTTTTGTTAAAAAATAAATCAATTATTTTTATAATTTTATTCGAATTGGTCATATAAAGTATGCATTACACATTCGACCAAATCATTATATTCATAATAAATTAAGTCCTTTTTTCTTTTATTATTATTTATATATGTCACTATAAAATTTTTTTTAAATTGAATACATGCAATATGTCTCTCATTTTTTACAATTAAATTCGATATTCCAAGTGCAAATACATTTTCATTTCCTATCTTTTTTTTGAATAAATATTCAAGTTGTTGCAACTCATTTGATTGTGTTTGTAATTCAAAATATTCTGGAACCTTCGATTCTTCCATATTATTTAATCTTCTTTATAAACCAATTTATGTTGTTTATTTTTATATATAAAACCATTTTTCTATTAATTATCATTATGGCAGATATTGAAACTTTTGAATCAGCAGATGCAGGAGCATCAGAAACATTTCCAATGGAAGCCGGCCAAATTAAAAAAGGAGGATATATATGTATTAAAAATAGACCTTGTAAAGTTGTATCTATTTCAACTTCAAAAACAGGAAAACATGGACATGCGAAATGCAATTTTGTAGCTACAGATATTTTTAACGGAAAAAAATTAGAAGATATTGTTCCATCATCACACGGGACTACTGTACCAAATGTATTCAAATCTGAATATTCATTGTTAGATATTGGTGATGAAGACTATTTAACTTTAATGTCAGATGACGGTGAAACACGCGAAGATCTTAAAATGCCAACATATCCAGAAGAACTTGAATCTCAAATCAGAGAAGGGTTTGATAAAGGAGAACAACTAATACTTGGAGTAGTTAAATCTATGGGTGAAGAACATGTTATGAGCTGCAAAAAAGACAATTCAGTATAATTATTTATATTGTTATATTATAATGAAAATAGTTGCAACTTTACTATTATCTGTATTCATTATACTCATTATAATAAGTACTATATATTCTACAAACAAAGTTCACAATTCATTAAATCGTTTTTATACCAAAAAAAATAGTAATTCATATTTGTCAAAAAAAACATATAAACCACAATCACAGATTTACGGAGAATCTTCCGGTTATTTGCACTCGTATGTTTCATCCGATTCAACATTAAATAATACTGCACCAGCTAATTCAAGAGGTGTACATTTAGTAGATCAAAACAATTTGGATTATCAATGGGATTCTGATAATCATAACTACATATATAACAATGGGATTGTGGCAAATCCGGGCGGATTTGTAGAAACAATTAATAATAGCAGTCCTTCTTCTTTAAATTATTCACAACAACAATCACAACATGAACCAGAACCTGAACCAGCATCACAACCAGAACCAGCAGCACAACCTGAACCAGCAGCACAACCTGAACCAGCAGCACAACCTGAACCAGCAGCACAACCTGAACCAGCAGCACAACCTGAACCAGCATCACAACCTGAACCAGAACCAGAACCAGAACCAGAACCAGAACCAGAACCAGAATCCAACAATGCACAATGTAATACTGATATTATAAATGATATTACAAAATGCTATGGTTGCGACAAGCTACCTGCAGAAGCGCCACAAAGTTGCAGTGACGTACCAGAGAATAGATGTATTTCCGGGAGATATTTTTGTGAGCCAGGTACAGTCAACAATAGCACAGAAGATTGTCCAATAGAAAATAGAATATATTGCAAATGGCATGCAGACGAATGTATAACAGATTGTATTGGTGGAACAGCCGAACCAGAATCACAACCAGAACCAGCATCACAACCAGAACCAGCATCACAACCAGAACCAGCATCACAATCAAATAACTGTGACAGTCTTGAAACAGAACAAGATAGAGAAAATTGTGAAGAAAATGCCTTCGAGGAAAGCGAAGATAATCAAGGACAAGGTAGCGAACCAGAATCTAATAATGAACCAGAATCTAATAATGAACCAGAATCTAATAATGAACCAGAATCCAACAATGCACAATGTAATACTGATATTATAAATGATATTACAAAATGCTATGGTTGCGACAAGCTACCTGCAGAAGCGCCACAAAGTTGCAGTGACGTACCAGAGAATAGATGTATTTCCGGGAGATATTTTTGTGAGCCAGGTACAGTCAACAATAGCACAGAAGATTGTCCAATAGAAAATAGAATATATTGCAAATGGCATGCAGAAGAATGTATAACAGATTGTATTGGTGGAACAGCCGAACCAGAATCACAACCAGAACCAGCATCAGAACCAGAACCAGCATCACAATCAAATAATAGTTGTTTTTCAGCTAAGCCATCAGAGATATCAGATGAAAATTGGGATGAAGTGTCTTACTGGAGGAAAGATGCTAATGGTGTCTATGCTGCATGTAAATGGGAAAATAACAATTGTGTACAACAAGATGGAACTTATACTCATGATGACATCTTTAAATGGGATGACAACAACAACAAATTTGTCTTAAGAAATGATCAGGATGGCGCCGCAAATCTATTTGGAAAAAGAATGGAATTTTGGAAAGGAGATGATAAGAAAAATCCTAATTGCGATAATGGAGCGGAGGGGTCGTGCAGGATTTGGTCATGTGCGGTTCGCGGTATCAATGAAGATGGGACCAATGTAGAAATGGGCAATAAATGCTACCCGGACCATGATAAAGTCCGTATAGTTAAAATAAGTGGTATGAAGCATGAAAACGATTGTTAATATACATAATAAATCACTTTTTAAATAAAATACTTTTTTTTTGATAAATAAAGTTGTATTATACTAATGAATATTATACCTACAATTTTATTAGCATTATTCATTATCGTTTGTACAATGACCGTGTACTTTTCGACAAATAAAGTTCATTCTGTTTTGAATGACTATTATACAAAAGCAAATGCAAAAAAATATTCTTCCGGAAAAATATCAAAAAAACCAGATAACAAATATGGCGAATCCAATGGTTTTTTTCATTTTTACACTCCTACATCAAATTTAAAAAATAATGTTAATTATTCACAAAATACTGAAAATGTTTATATTGATGAGAATGCTATAGAAAATACTTGGGAAAATACTGAAAATGTTAATCTTTATGAGAATGCTATAGAAAATAGTTGGGAAAATACTGGAAATGTTAATCTTGATGAGAATGCTATAGAAAATAGTTGGGAAGATACTGGAAATCTTGATCTTGATGAGAATGCTATAGAAAATAGTTGGGAAGATACTGGAAATCTTGATCTTGATGAGAATGCTATAGAAAATAGTTGGGAAGATACTGGAAATCTTGATCTTGATGAAAATGCTATTGAAAATACTTGGGAAAATACTGAAAATGTTAATCTTGATGAAAATGCTATAGAAAATACTTGGGAAGATTTAGAGGAGGGGTTTTCAGTAAGTAGCTTTGGACGTTTACCAAGACAATACTAAAAATAACTCATAGAAATTTGTTTTTATTCTTATTTAAAATTAAGATATAAGACGCGTTGCCCTACCACCTGTTCTAGACTTTTTTGTATTTCTTAAAATTAATGTGCATTCTGAATTTATATTGTCTAATATTCCATTACTTTTTGTTTTGATATATCCATATTCACTAATAACATAAGGATTTTCATTCAATATAATTGTATTATTAAGTCTTAATAATTGAGTTATTGTTTTCCATTTTTTTATATTTGTTCTATATTTGGTATAAATATAGTTAAATATTTTTGTAGCAAATCTTTTTATTATATTATTAATCCATTTCCTTAAAGATTTCAAAGATAATGATAATATTGATTCCTGGTTGATAATGGGAAATAAATTATTAGGTTTTTCAATATTTATCAAATTTGTTAAACTATCTATTTTAGTTGGTACATTATTCGCTATTTTCTGATAATATGAATAAGTATTTATTAATGATAAAGCATCTGCTTTTTTTACTTTTAGAAAAACACATTTTACAGTCATATTTTTATTTTTTGCAATTAAAAATATATTACCACCAATACCATATCTAGAATATTTTGTATACCATTTGCCTGATATATTTGCAAGTTTATTATTGTTTACGCATACTTCAACATCTGCATTACCATTTATATGTAATGACCAATCTAATCTAATATTTTGGGCTTTAACAATTAATATTTCTTTCATAACATTGTTTGATGTTAGTTGTTTTTTGTCATAATCATCATGAATAATGCGTTCTTCTAATAACTCTTTCTCCAATATACTTGCTTCTATTCTTAGTTTTGATGCTTCTGCTTTATATTTTTCTGCTTGAGCAATCAATTTTTTTTCTAATAATTTAGATAAATGAGGTGAATTATTATAACTCAATGGTTGACATAATCTCAAAAATGTAGTTAAAATAAAGATATTACATTTCATTAATTAATAACTCAATATATAAGAAATATTAATAACTAATGTTTATTATTATAATATGCCTTTATTGCTCTTAAACTTTAAAATTGAAAAAGAAAATTAATTCTCTCTTACTCCAATAATCGAATATTCTGCTGAATTATATGGAAGATATGCTCTAACTTATATATCAAAATAAATATTCAAGACAGGGTTGTCAACTTGTATTTTGTGTCTTCAAAAGGAATGTAGTCCATCAAATTATTAACACCATTAGGCACTTCAAGTTCCAATCCATCTAAATCTACACTAAATACAAGTTGACAACCCAGTCTTGAATATTTATTTTGTTCATAAGCCAAATCCAACATATCTAATTCTGCTTCACATGGCTTTCCAACCTTATCAAACCATGCTTTATTTACATAAACGTGACATGTTGAACACGCCATAATACCACAACACGCACATTCAATATATTCTCTCAAAACTATCGCAGATTTGTTTTTCTCTTTTTTTATTACATCATATAAAGATTCACCTTCGTACGCTATTAATTTGAATTTGGAGTTACATGCTTTTATGGAAAAACTAATTTGTTGTTTGTGTTTTCTATCAATTATTTCTTTTTCAACCGCATCAACCAATGAATCAAGATATTTTGGTTTTCCCATTTCATAAGATTGGGCTAATTGTTTAAGAGTAGGAAGCAATTCACTTAATTGTATTCCTGAACTATTCGAAGCTAAAGTATTTACAACACCATTTGCCACTTCAATTGAACAAGTCTTGTCTTCTCTAAATTCATAAACACTTAATATAAAATCAGAAGCCTTTTTCAGTTGTATTTTCATATCAGTAGATTGCGAATAACTAGCTCTTATCAAATTAAATCCTATTTTTCTCATCTTTTCATTAATTAATAACTTATGATTTAATACTTAACACATATATGTGTTAATAAAATATGAAAGTAATGATAAAAACTTTATTTTTATTATTACATAATTGTTTTGCTTTTAACAAAATGTTCTTTAGATACACTACTCCTCAAATTATAAATCAATTTGAACCATTTGTCACATATACTGCAAGCAAAATTAGAAACAATACATATGGTTCAATAGAAAGATCACATTGGGAAAAAACAAATAGAAATATACACTCTGCTATTAAATATGCAAAATTACGAAATGACAAATGTCTTTATCTTGGATGGTCACCAGAATCATTAACTATTGTTGAAAATAATTATGATAATACTGATGCACCATTTATGTATATATTTTTGGATATTGAATCGGTTAATATATTACAAATAACTCACATTGTTCAAAATCCATATGTAAATATTAAAATTGATTTTTCATTGTTTAAAAAAAATTTAATAGAATTTACAGATAATATTGGCATATACTTAGATATTTCACAATTGAAACAATATGATGATGGACGATGGTATTTAGATTTTATACATACACGTTCTTGAATTTTAGTCAATCTAAATAGATAAAGCTGCTTTTTTTAATCTACCAACTGCTTGACCTGGATTTAAACCTTTTGGACAAGTATTAGAACAATTCATTATTGTTTTACATCTATACAATTTCATAGCATCATTCACATATTTTAAACGTTCTTCACTATTTTCATCTCTTGAATCACATATCCAGCGATATGCTTGCATTAATACTGCTGGACCCAAATATCCATTTTCACTATTCCACCAATAACTTGGACAGCTTGTTGAGCAACATGCGCACAATATACATTCATACATACCATCTAATTTCTTTCTATCTTCTATACTTTGATAATTTTCTGTTTTTTCTAACTTCTTTGAACTATGTAACCATGGTTTGATTTCTTTGTATTGTTTATAAAATGTTTTCATATCGGGTACTAAATCACAAATAATTGGCATATGAGGAAGAGGATAAATGACGATTTTATCAGTAATTGGAGTCAAACAAGCTAGATTATTTTTGCCATTAATATTCATAGCACATGAACCACATATACCTTCTCTACAACTTCTTCTAAAATTTAAGGTTTTGTCAATATTATTTTTAATATGAATTAAACCATCTAAAACCATTGGTCCGCATTCTTTTTTTTCAAAATTAAAATCCATCATTTTTTGTGGACTATTTGGTCTTTTTCTATATATTCTAAACAATGTTTTCCCGATTCGATTAACCATTATATTCTTTTAACTATTTATCTTTTAAATTTTTAAAGATAAGTATTCATATATTTGTATTATTGTGTTATCAAATGCAAGTATTGTATTTGCAATTATAAATCCAATATTAAACATAAATGTGCATATTATTATATTTGACACAGAATTTATAACACATTTTTTTGTAATACGAATATTACTATTCCTCAAATTGCGCATTACATTATATATATCATTTTTAAATATAGTTATATAACATTATAAATAGTTTTACAAATAATGAATACAACCAATAAATATAAAGTAGGAGACCATGCTATTTATGTTAATAATAATAAAGAACAGATTATAACTATTGATTCTATAGAATCAAATCTTAAATATAAATATTATTATGGATTAGAAGGGTTTCACGAAGGTTACGTGCAAGAAAAACAATTACGAGATTTATCTCCCAATGAAAAATATTTATTGAATAATAAATGTTATTATGAATTACCCAGGGACTTTTATGATAAACACCCCTTTTCTGATCAAATATAATAGTATATGAAACAATAATTATTAATGAAATTTATCAAATGGCTTTTATTTGGAATCGCATTTTCACAACAAAATATAACAAGAGACTTTAAACCACGTGTTTATACCAGAATTACAATAAATCATGTACAACATGCTGTTATAGATTTTCTAATGGAAAATAATATTAATAATTGTTATCAATTCTTAGAGGACAATTCACACATGATATTGAAATGTTGGGGTGGTGAATTTTGGGAAAAAAAACAACTATTCGAAGTTGATATTATTGTTAGAAAGGAATATCTTTCTAATAAAATTACATATTAATTAGTAATCATACCACCCTTTTATATTTAAGAACCTTTTTTGATTTTCTTGATTTTCTTGTTTTCTTTGATTTCTTTGATTTCTTTGATTTCTTTGATTTCTTTGAATTTTGGTTATTTTTAGAACCTCCAAAAGGCACCATCGTGGGTTTGCTATAATCTTTATTCCTTTGCCTTATTATTCTATCTCGCAATTGCTCACTATGCATTAATCTTGATGGACTTTCTCTCCCTTTTTCTTCAGCTGTCTGGTATCTTTGAAGAATTACACCACTAGCATCTGTAACTGCATTACCAGATTCATCTAACAATTCTTCTATTTGTTTCACTTCATTAAATTGATTATGATGATCTCTAGGATGACTATCTAACTTTATATCACTATTATAAATATTTCTTCTTATCGAGTCATGGTCTGTAGAATTCCTAGGGAGTGCCGCTAAATTTGGTTCGCTTTTTAATAAATACTCAGCATCAGACTCTTCTTCCGGTTTATATTCTATTTTTAAATTTGTTTTGGTTGGACTCTTTCTTAATCTTCTTTGTGGAGGTGTGCTAGGTGGAGTTGTAGATTCATCATTTATAGATTTAAAAGATTTTGGTTTTTTTAATAAAAATAAAGATATTTCGCCACAGTCAACATCTTTTTCATAACTATCATTTTCTGTTAATATTTTTGAATCTTTTTTTTCCATTATTCAATAAAATATTTAAAAATTTTGTAAACAGATTGTAAACAAATTAAAAATATGGCTTTTTAGAAATTTATGGCTATTTTAGATTCATTACCAATTTTCATTTCACCAATCGAAACATTGTGATACCCCTTCGTTTTTGTTATTACCAAACCATAATATTGATAAGTATTTACTAAATTTATACCATCAAAACCGGTTTCTTTTGTAAAAGTACTTGAAATATAACCAACCAAGTGATTCATTTCGGCAGTACCATAATACGAAAGAAGGTCTTCTTGTGATAGAATATTACCTACCCAAGGCCTCGCGACGTCTCTAATAAAACCACTCGACTCTGCAACATCTACTCCCTCTTGTGTAATTCTGCAAAATAACAGGTAATCATTATTTGCATCTACTGCAATGATTATAGTGTTGTCACTAGGGTATACGCCCCAGTATTGAATGTCATAAAAATCCGTGTTTTTCAACTGACCAAAATTTGCTGGTAAATCCGATCCAAAACCAAAATTTGCTGGTAAATCCGATCCAAATTGAAAATTAGTTCCAGCTGATGTAATAGCTGGAACAGACGTTTCATGATGAATTTCAGTCCAACTAGAATCATCTAAAGAACCGTATAATTTAAACTCATCTATTTCAGATGGTTGACAGAATAATTCAAATTCACTAATACCAAATGCCTCAGCTCCTTGAGTTGCGGTGACAACTAGTGCAAAATATTGATAAGCTGTTGTTGGCGTGGAATCACCAGCAGATGGAAAACGTGTGCCTCCGCCTTTGGCAATCGGTGTTGCGTCAGTCAGCGACTCGTTTACTAAATTTACCCAATCAGAAGTAGAGGTTTCTCTTGCATATAATGAAAAGTTTTTCGGACTAAAATCAGTATATGAGTCATCTTGTCGTGTAAGTTTAAAAGCTACTAATTTTCGCTTGTCTGGTAGTTTTATCATTAAATATTCACCGTCTGCCGTTTCAGGGTTCGTACCACTGCCTGGATAGTCGGTTGATAATCGTGCAGAGCCAGCATAAGAACCTGAAGTAGCATTATATTTATTTGACTCGCAAATCCAGCGGTCTGCTAGTGGTGTTGTTAAATTATTAAATGCCAAATATGCAGGAAAAGAAGAACCATTTTCTGATGATGCAGTCACCTCGTAGCCATACTGATTATAATCTGTCATACTTATAATCGGTTCTTTGTATTCAGCAACTGATTTGAGAGTAAGAGTTGTTGCTTCAACAGCAGACCCCAAATCAATTTTAATATATTCACCAGCATCTGTGGTTGGCGCAAGTCTATTGAGACCAACAACTGTAAGTTCACTTGGAACTGTAAACGTATCGGTAATGTTGGAATTACTAAGAATCAAAGCAATGGTATCATTACCATTTACTACATCCCCCTCTGACGCAAGATTTCCGTTGATTGAAAATGACGTAGGTTCATTCCATCCGACGGCTGTGCCGTCGTCGCCATGTGTCGAATCGTTAACGTACAGCCTTAGTTGGTTGTTGACAATTGTAAAAACGATGCCATATCCACCAAATGGCGTATTATTAGCTGTATTCACCATATGATAAACGACAGATCCTGTTGTATGAGACAATACTTGATAATTATATCCAGCACTTCCCCAAACACCAGTTAAAGTAATAGTTGATGGCGGCGCTCCAGAAAAAATACCACTAGCAAATCCACTTGGAACTGTAATCTCTGCGAGTAACGTATCTATGCTGCCACTGAATCCCCACAATTCGATTACGTCGTTGACCCTTACAGTTCCAGTCCCAGAAGATACAACTGTCCCACCGTTTTTGTAATATGAAGGTCTCTCTGTGCCACCAGTCGTATCGTTTACGTCAAGTGTAATGGTATTGCCACTTATATTAAAGCTTATGCCTAAATTCGCTCCCTGTAAAACGCCATTATGGGACAAGAAATATCGTTTAATATAAGATGTTGAATTGCTTTCATCTAAATCATATCTGTTTCCCGCTGTTTCCCACGCTCCTGCACTAATTGCAATAGTGGTTGGTGCTATAAAAGACGATTCAACAGTAACAAATTCAATTTCGCCAATTATAACGTTATGTCCACCGCCAAGCTTTGTAACAACAATTGCAAATGAGTCGTATCCTGTTGCTGGAGTGGTTAAATTAAAAGTCTTTACTCGTTCAGTATAAGTTGCATTGGTAAACTGTTGTATTTGTGTCCAAGTTGAGGATGATGTTCTCCCATAGAGAGTCCAATCTACTGGAGCGTGGTCGTATTGTGTTGCCCAAGGATCACGGCAAATTATTTTTACCGCTTGTAATGTGACAACATATGGGAGGTCCAAGAAGATGTACTCACCATTTGGTGCAGTTCCACCTACAATAGGGCCGAGATTAGCACTACTATTGTAAGCACCAGTACTTGTATTGTACACGTTTTGATTCGATGCCCAAGCATCCGTACTTGGAGAAAATTCGCCGTTAAACGCTTTCCAATAATAATAAGCTCCATCATTACTGCTTCCTCCACAAGTATAGCCTCCGCTTGTATTAGAAGTCATGTTCGCTTTTGGTTCAACAACAGTAGGACCATAATCACCAGTCGCCGAGTCATATCTATTGCTTTGACTCACCCATTGAGTGGTAGCATTATCGTCAAATGCATAGTTCGCTGGAGAATTATTGACAATAATGTCAAAACTGGAATTTTTGGTGAAAGGCGTTGTTTCTGAAGTGTGTAAATTACCAGTTGACCAATAATTTATTAGCTCTGATCCTGAATTGATTGTTAAACTTGCCCCAACATCGTGCCATCTTTCCGTCGATTCTGATATATTGTTCCCATTCAAGTCTATTTTAAGCAATCTCAAGTAGGGATTCGTATAATTTGCTATAACAACTGTGGCATCGTCTGCATTATAAGCCCAATAGTCCAATGTGAGTGGTGTTGCAATTCCACCATTAGGAGTTTGATCAATTGTTCCAATATTAATAAGATTGCCGCTTACAAAACCAGTATTTGTAAATAAATTAGAAGTGCTTGAAGCTGATGCCAGTGAACCAATAAATGAACTATTAAATATATCATCGATTTGACTTTGAGTATAATTCTTAAGAAGATTAATTTCATAAGAGTGTAAGATTTTATTTGGATGAAAATTATAAATATAATCTATGTCTGCCCCATCCACACCATGGCGAGCCTTTGCTGGTAGTATTAATTTAATCCAGTCAGAATGACTAAGATCTGAAAACATTGCATTTCCATTTCCATATTCAATCCCATTTAAAAATACTTTTAATTCACTAGTTGTAGCTGTAGCATCAAATGTCATTGCAATGTGAGTCCAAACACCTATATTTGTAGATAATCCTGTATTATAATAATATTCTAGCTGAGATGGCTGTTGGAAAACAAATTCCTGCTGGAATCCGTCATAATTTACATTATACATCAGTTGATTGATTGTATGACCTGGCGTCTTAGTCTGTGTAATTATATAATAATCAGCCGTTTCACTTATTTCATTCAATCTTACAAAATAGTCAAAAGAAAAGGATTCGTTGGGTGTCAAAGTTATTTCTATTGGTGATTCATCTAACATATTTTTTATTTGATATGAGGAGAAATTAGACGACACTGATTGGTAATTAAATTCCATTGCTTCCATTTCACCGATCGAAACATTGTGATACCCCTTCGTTTTGATTATTACCAAACCATAATATTGATAAGGATTAGTATAATATATACTATCAAAATATGTATTTTTCATAAAAGCGCGGGGACTTGTTGTTGTATCTACATCTTGTCCACCATAATAGTCTGATACTAATTGTGATTGTGAAGTATAAGCATCTGGTGCAACGCCGCCACCGTGTGCAGCAGTATATTCATATTTTCCACTGTTTTCTACATATGTACCATCCAAAGTAACTTTAATATAACTATAATAGTCGCTGTGAAATGCAGCAACAATAATATGATTGTTCGATTCATCTAAAGCCCAATATGATATATCTGTCCAAACCATTGGATCATCACCCTCACCAATTTGACCAATATTATCAGATCCAAACTTATTATAATTCTCATAATAAATTGTATCATCAAGTCTTGTGAATTGTAAAGTAGCGTTGGAAGGCATCTGAGCACAAATGTACCAATCTCCGGTATGAGTAGTAGTGTATTCTTTTACTAGATTACCATCAATATAGAAATACACCTTATTTTCGCTTTGATCGGTTATAATTGACAACAGATTTATGTCATCAAAAAGATCTACACTTCCAATAGTTAAGTAACTAATATCTGTGGAGCTGTAAGGTGATTCTGCGGTATAAGAAGAACTGCCATTAACATGAAATTGATAAAATTCTTTATTTTTATATGCATTTGCATCCACAGCGAAATCGGAGTTGTTTAACGTATAACCATCATTACTAAGAGGATAACTACTTAGTCCAACCGACCACATTCGAGAACCTGGATTTATAACTTTAAATGATACATCTTTATATTCGTTTGAAATAGTTTGGAAAGAATAATTTGTATCATGCCATGAGCCTCCACCGATGCCAGTAAGTGTATAAGTAGTTGAATCCCAATTATATTGTGTACCTATATTTAGATCTCTTTCTTGTAATTCGGATGCTGACAACAATTGAAATTTAGTTCCAGTTGATGTAATAGTTGGAACAGACGTTTCATGGTAAATTTCAGTCCAACTATAATCATCTAAAGAACCATATAATTTAAACTCATCTATTTCAGATGGTTTACAAAATAATTCCCATTCTCCAATACGTACTATTTCTCCTCCGAAAGTTTCTTCAATAACTAAGCAAAAGTATTGGTATAATTGGCTTGGTGTTTCTAAACGATATGTAGTACCATTAGTATCTATTTGATCTAAATCAGTTAACGTGTTAGAACTTCCGGGTATACTTATCCAAGTTGAATTATCATTACTTCCATAAATACTGAAAACTTTTGGTGTTTCCTCATTATCAGATTGTTTAGATAATTTATAAGAAACTAAACTTCTACTATCTAATAATTTTATTTTTATCCATTCTCCCTTAACATCAATATCTCCTATATATTTGATTTCGGCAATATCTACACGCTCTCCCCGTGTAGCTGATATAACTAAACCAAAATGTTTATAGTATTCAGTTGTTGTATGTGGATAAAATGAATTACCTCCACCATTTGTTTCATCCTGTATATTTGCATTTATTTGATCTAATATTTCAGTCCAAGTTGAACCGTCATTTGACCCAAAAACTTTGAAATTCTTTGGAGCGAAGTCACGGTGATCCCAGATGCCGTCTTTGTCTCTCGCTGTAATGTGAACTGATGTTGGTTTTAAGTAATATGGGAATTCAATGGCTATCCATTCACCGTATACACCTCCAAGACTATTTGGACCTTTGTAAGATCCATCCGTCTCGTAAAGACCTGTATTAGTAGACATCCAATAATCAGAGCCACCCGCATATATTTTGTTAAACGCCATCCAAGGTGCGGTACCAGTATGGTTTGAACTTGCAGTAGTCACAAAACCATGTGAATTATCACTATCAAGAGCTATTTCAGGATATTCTTGTGATAATAGAAAATCTATATTTCTTTGTCCAATACCACCAGAATAATATGACCCACTAATCCACATATGCCAACCAGATTCATCATCTTCAACAGTGCTATGTTGCTTACCGTCAAATACTTTCCACGCTGGATAATCAGATGAATATACACTCGAAGAAGAAACACAGTAACCATAATTGCTGTTGTCTGTCATATTGATCATCGGTTCTTTGTATTCATAAACACTCTTCAAATTAATAGATGATAGTTTTATTTGACTTCTTAAATCTATTTTAATATATTCACCGACATCTGTTGTTGCACCAAGTTTATTTGGAGATTTTATAGCAAGTTCATTTGGAACGGTGAAATGGGCATGGGTTAAACCAGTTCCACTTAATAATTCAATATCATCAGTTGCAGCTACTACATGCGGACCATCTAATGCAGCCCCGCCATTTATTTTGAATTGTGTAGGTGTTGCAGAACCACCTATGTCGTCATTGACATCAAGTACGAGTTCCTCGTTCGTGTTAATTGTAAACGTTGCTCCATAAGTATCTGCATGAAGGGTATTGGTGCTCGAAAGGTATAATTGATACCTAACACTGTTGGCTGTAGCACCTGTTTTTTTATTCCAATAGTATGTTCCCACCCAACCGCCAGCACTGTGAAAACTAATAGTTGATGGCGGCGTTCCAGAGAAAGACGGAGGAGGACCATAAGCACCAATTTCAGAAGTTCTTACAAAACTAATTGAATATAAACCTATTACGGAACTCACCTCTACAATGTCGATGATATCACCTTTTGCAACAGTTAACGTTTGAATAGTTTTCTGATCTGTTGTAGAATAGGTGGTGGTAGTGCCACTTAGTGATGTATGCTCTAATAAAACAGATTCATTTGTCCACAAACAACCATATATTATGGTCATTGTACCATTGGCGTCTGCTTTAACCCTAAATCGTGATATTTCCGAATTCGCTTTCCAAAAATTAATGCCACCATAAGCAGGAACATAAACTTCTGTTTGATCATCAAAATTACAATTGTTGTTGTGTGCTTGAACACTTGGATTATTAACTAAAAACTGCGGAGAAAGTAATCCATAGTGTGAATTTAAGTCAGATTGAGTATATTCCATATCCTTACCTATATAAGCCGAAAAATCAATAACTGTTGTTTGTGGTTTGTATATATTGCTGTGACTCATCCATTGAGTAGTATCATTCTTGTCAAATGCATAAATCGCTGGAGAATTATTGACAAAAATGTCGAAAAGGTCATCTTTTATGAAGGTATAATTGTCGTTTTGATTAATAGAATTATCCCAGTAGTTTATTAAGTCTTGTGCAGTATTAATGGTTGGTGTCCACGGATTAGATCCTCCGTTTTCATACATTCCACCAGTACCAATTGGATTTCCTTGTAAATCAATTTTAACCATTCTCAAATGGTTTGGAGAGGAATAATTCGCAACAATCACGCTATTATCTGACTCATAATACGCCCAATAATCTGGTGATCCAACAAGTACACCATTGTTCCATATCTTACCAATATTACTAAGTTCGGCAATTCCAAAGAGTTTGTCAGTAAATAAGTTATATTCAGATGAGGCAGTAGCTGGACTGTGTCCTATATCTATTTGTTCATATATTTCTTCTAAAGTTAGAGCTGCATTATCCCAAAATGTAAAACTATGAATCAAACCATCCATATACTTTTCCCCATTACGTGGTTTTGCCCAACCAATTTGATATCCTTGTGCACCAACCAAAGGATCTACAGATGTATCCATTCCAGTTGGTGACATAACTAATGATCCTATTAGCTCAAGTGATGTACTATTACTTAAATTCATGTAAACACTTATATTAGCATTATCTCTAATTATTATCAATGTATAATCTGTTGAACCAGTTGTATCCCACACATGAGAGAAATCAGGGAAATTATCTCTATTGTAATAGAGATTGTTCCCCACCCACCAATGACATCTAATCGTTCCATTAGTATGTGCTGTTACACAAATACTACCCACATCACTGTATCCTAAACTTAGTATACTAGTCCAATATTCTGATTGATAAATATTGAATTTAACTGCCAATGTAGCTTTAGGACCTATTGGGAAATAATCCAATTGAATGTATTGTGATTGACTACTACCGGGGTTCAAACGAACACCTTTATAATCATGAGTTGGGCTGTTAACTAAACTCCAAGTATAACTTGATTCTCCAATATTACTAGCACCAGTAGGATCTTTGAAATCTAGATGGAATGTTTTAGTATTATACGAAATTTCAAGTTCTGGTTCTGGTTGTGGTTCTGGTTCAGGTTGTGGTTCCGGTTCTGGTTCAGGTTCTGGTTCAGGTTCTGGTTCAGGTTCTGGTTCAGGTTCTGGTTCAGGTTCTGGTTCAGGTTCTGGCTCTGGTTCTGGCTCTGGCTCTGGTTCTGGTTCTGGCTCCGGTTGTGGCTCAGGTTCTGGCTCTGGTTGTGGCTCTGGTTCTGGCTCTGGCTCTGGTTCAGGCTCTGGCTCTGGTTCAGGCTCTGGCTCTGGTTGTGGCTCTGGCTCTGGTTGCGGTTCTGGTTCCGGTTCTGGTATATAATCTAATAACTCATTAACATTTCCACTAATATAATTTGCAAAAAAATCTAAATCATTTTCATCAATACCTCTTATTCCGTCAACTCCAGATATTTTATCAAAAGAATTAGTTTCATTTATATTATCATATATTTCAGGAAAATAATGATTTCCACTATCATCTATATCTAAATATGATGCGAATAATACAAGATCAAGAAGATCTATATTATCATCATTGTTAAAATCTCCTAATACCATATAATTATATCAAATGTTAAAGTATTTTAGAGTGTACCCCTACACACTGGACAATTATTATGACTTTGAAACCATTGTTCTATACAATTTGCATGAAAAAAATGAGAACAACTATTAATTGTTCGAATTATATCTGAATTTTGGAATTGTGAATGACAAATTGCACATGAATTGTTTTCATCTTGCACATGTTGTTCATCAATAATTGATAATGTTGAACCATTATGAAGAGAATGCACAGATGTTTGGAGATTATTGTTATTTCCATCTAAAACTTCAACTTGTAAACTTGCACTAGGTATATTCAAAACATTTTGAATTAATTCTCCAACTGCTTCTTGGAGATTGTTGGTAATTGTTCCGGATGAATCATTTAAATTATTCGTAATTTGAATAGGTCTTGTAACTGCACCTATCAAAGTCGTATCCAAACCTAAATTATTCAAATTTAATAAATTAGATAAATCTATATTAGCATTATTATTATTATTTGAACTAGTTTGTTGTACATTAGACAAATCTATATTAGCATTATTATTCGAATTTGAACTAGTTTGTTGTACATTTGTATCATTGTTTTCATTACCAATTCCTTCATTTTCTAATGAAGGTTCTGAAGATATTGTATTTTCATCATTGTTATTTTCTATAGATTCATTGTATACTTTTACTGTACTATTAAAAATATTAAAAACGATTTTAGTCATATTATATAAGTATAAAAATAATTAAAAATATTAGCATACATTCCAAAAAAATGACACTTTTTTTGTTCTAAATATTCAATTATAAAATAGTACATTGAAAAAGAAACATAGCGAATCAACAGCTAAAAGAACAAGCTAACTAAAAATGATATATTCATCTTTAAGAACTAAGTCCGACATATTTCTTGGCTCTGGAACATTTTGCGAGTTTGTGAACAATTGGTCAGTGTTCCTTAAAAGTAATAAGATTGTTGATTGGAATGATTTAAATGACGAAACCGATGAAGAAGACATTCCACTTGAAAATCAATGGCAAACTGCCAAAACTAAAACGAAAAGATCTTCCATCAAAAATTCTAGAAATATTTCTGAATTAGTCTTGGGCAAGATTGTATACTGGAATACTTTAAAAAATTATGGATTTATCCATTGCAGAAAATATCCGACAAATAATGTATTCTTTCATAAAGCTAATTTTGTGAACGGAACTCCAAACTACGGTATGCTTGTAGAATGTAAAATAATTAACGAAAATAGTAAAACTTTTACTGAGCGCGTTACTATATCTACAAAAAATTCTCCAAAAAGAAAACATTACAAAAACTAAAAAACATAAAACCAAATAAAAACTAAAAAACATAAAACCAAATAAAAATTAAAAAAACATAAAACCAAATAAAAATTTTTTTTAAATACTATAATGACTATTAAATCAAATATAATTAAATATTCTTACAATTCTATCAAAAAACTTAGAGAATACAAAAATCCAATTTTACATCAAGATTGTAATGAAAATAATATTTTAAGAAAAAATGTTTACAATGGTTTCGTAATATATACAAATTGTATTATACCCAATAATATAAAAGACAATTTAGAAACTTATTACAAAAAAATTACAAAAATAACAGAAATGATGAATATTCACAAAAAATTTTTTAATCTATTTTATCAGAATGACAGTAATGCTACTGCATTCAACAAAAATGGAAGTTTATTTTTCAATATCAAATATATGAATTTGGAAGAAAATGATGATAGTTTTGTTTATAGATGGTTAATTATAATTTGTCATGAACTAGCACATAATAATCATTTGGAACACAATAGTCGTTTTCTATTTGTTTTTCAGGAAATATTAAGAGAAAATTTAATATTAATTCAAGCCTAAATTGAAATAATTTTTTTTTTGTATGGATGTATTATTTCATAATTTACAGTTTGTAAATGATTATTTGATACATTTATCGAGTTTATTTTCAATCCATTTTTATGATTTTCAAATAAATCACTATAAATTAAATTATGTTTATCTACAACATAAGGAATAAATAATTCATGATGATTTGTATCATTTGTAATTTTCAACTCTTCTACTATTTTTTCACATAATTTTTTTGAAAATCTCACAACATATAAATGTGCTAAAGGTAAAGATGATGCAATTATATTTTTATTTCCTATTCTATAATCTGGAAACCAGAAAGGTAATTCTTTATCTCTAATACAAATAAGATCAGAATTTATGTTTTCATATGAATCAAAAAATTTATTACCATTTCTTATATATACATCATCCTCTATAAGCCACATATATTTTGCTTCTTTGTTCTTAGAAAACCAATATATTGCTCCTAATTTTGCCGGATTTTTTATCCATCTTCCGTTAAAATTATTTATTTTATGTCCAAAATGTTTTAATAATGAATTATATGAATTTATAAAATTATATTCATCTTCTTTTTTACCAGATTTATCATCCCAACCCAAAAAAATGTCATAAGTAGTCGTCTTTTTTATATGATGAATTAATGAACGATTATAACTATTGTATCCATTTAATGTTATAACTACTATCGTTTTTGTCATTTATAATATTAAATTAACTTAACAATAATTTCCTTAATAAGAAATAATTATAATGGATCAGGGTGCTTTTATTTATAAAGATTCTTTAGACAAAGATATATGCTTATTAATGTTTAAACATTTAAGCGAAGAACAATTTAAAAGTATATTACCAGATATAAAAGAAGGTGTTGGAAATTATTTAATTGCAATGTTTAAAAATGATACAAATTATTTAGGAAGAACAGAATATGAAGGTATAACTAGATTAATGAATGATGAAGATATGATAAATGTATTCAGTTCTTTCGAAGACATTCAAAAGAAAATACCAGAATTAACTGAAGAACAACACTATAAATATATTGATGTTGTTAAAATGCAATATCAACAATTTGGTATTCAAAATATTAGTGCGGGTATTACATAAAAATGAACATAACACTTACACTATACACATAAGTAATAATAATGGAACAACAAATTTCGCCTTATATTCAAAGCATATTATCAACTATACAGCATTATGACAAAAAAATATGTTCTGAATCAACAAATTATGAAACTACTTTAAAAGAAAAAGATACTACTATAAATGCATTAAAAGAATTAAACTCTAAATTAAAATCTGAAATGGATGATTTTCTAAAAGTTTCATTTGCAGCCAGATGGAAAAATAAATCAGAACAGCTTGAAAAGCAAAATATATATTTAGAAGATAAGATTAATAGATTAACAACAACAAATGAAAAACTCAATTATAAACTTGACAAATTGACACAAAAAAACGACCAAACAATACAAACAGATGTGTGTACATTAACTATACAAACAAACAAAGGGGCAATTTATAGATTAAAAGATGAACTATTGATAAATAGTTCCGGACAAGTATCTGGTAAAGTAATTGATTATTCATTATCAGAATCCCAATCAACATCATCATAATCAGAAAATTCTTCTATGATTTTAATAGGTATTTGTATTGGTTTAGATGGAATATTATCATCCTTATCTAGTTCTTCAAATTCATCATTTGAAGAACTTTCTTCTGTTGTTTTTGAATCACCATTGGATTCAATTTTTTTTAATTCTTCATTTTTTGTTGATTCATCCATTTTTTTTAATTCATCCATTTTTTTTAATTCATCAATCATTAAATTCCAATGTTCCCATGGTGCAATTGCATAAGGAAAATTTGACATTAATACTTGAGTTCCAATAACTGGTATTTTTTTCCAATTTTTAATCAATATTTCTACATCATCGGATTTTTCATCTGCTATAGTAGCATCCATTTAATCATTTTGTATAAATAAAATATTTCATCTGTTTTTTTAATATCTATTAACATAATGGATTCTAGTACTAGAGATATGTTAATGAAATTAATATATGTAGCAATAGGCATTATGGTTATATGTTTTATTAGCTTATTGGTCATTTCTATTTACAGATATGTAAAATCCAATAATAAAGCTAGAAAACATAAAGGTGCATTGTGGTTAAATGAAGAAAAGTCTATGTTAGAACCTTATTTATTTGATCCATATACAGATGAATCGGGTAATAATATTGAAAGTACCAATCCAAATGGTAAGGGTGTCTCATATACAATGAATATCAACATTTTAAAATGGTTGTACGATAAAAAAGTTACACACAGAGAAATATTTACACATGGTGTTGGTAATTTTGATAATTTAGGAAAAAAAGATATTATAAGTGTAGCAATTGATGCAAAGAAAAATGATATCATTATTAAAATTAATACATCAATTGTAAATGATGGAAAAGATATTTTACTAACTTCTTGTGAAAAACTATTACACTCTGAAGATGAAGATGAAAATGAAGAAAAAGATGACATAACTGACGAAAGAAACACAGAAATAGTATCATTAAAATATGTTCCAATAGACGAATTTTTTCATATTAGTCTGGTTTTATCAAAAAAACGAATTGATGTTTATAAAAATGGACAATTATATGGTTCAAAAATATTCAAAGGTATTATACCAAATCTCAAAAAAAGAAGAACATTATTTCCTATCAAATTTGGTTATGGTAAACCTATAAAAGGACTTATATCTAATTTTATGTATTTTGAACATGAATTAACAATTCCAGAAGTAAAATATATATTCAAAACTGGAAAAAAACCTGATTCCGCAGATTCATCACCACAAAATAGTCAAGACATTACAATGATGTTAGGTAATGATTGCACATTACCCAATATAGATAATATAGATAGAAGCTTGTTTTCTATTTCAGAATCATAAATTATTAAATTTATGAACATGTTTAATTAAAAGTATAAAGTTTTATAATATAATTAGAATTATATGAGAATATTACATTTTTTAAGATTTTTTTTTACAATAAATATATCAAAATCATTAAGTTATTATCCATATGATCCTAGAATACACAATTTTGGTAATATTGGTTTAGGTGGAAAAATACACGCATCATTAGCTAGACCAATAACACGTCTAATTGATACAATTGCTTATAATGGTGATGATATTCGTAATATTATATTAGAAAATTTGAAAAAAGATGGATTAATAGAAAATCCTTTATTCATTTCAGATTGGTGTTGTGGTGCCGCTATGTCAACAGATGCTTTAAGAAACAATTTCAAAAATTCAAGTATAGTTGGTGTTGACACTTCAAATGAAATGATAAAAGTTGCAAAAAAAGAATCAAATTCTAATGCTAAATTTATTATTGATGATGCAGAAACGGTTCAACTTGAAAATAAAGCCGATTTAATAACAATTATGTTTGGATTCCACGAAATACCACAAGAAGGTCGTATCACTATTTTAAAAAATGCTATTAAAAATTTGGCTAAAAATGGTAGTGTTCTAATAATAGACATCGATATGACATATATTCCATCTAAAATGATGGAATCAGGTGAACCATATATCCACGATTATCTAAAAAATGTTCAAAATGATATTAACTCATTATTTCAAAATGTAATTGAAACAGTTGCAGTAGAAGGTCACGTTCGTCAATGGTTGTGCAAAATTCCAAATCAATGTTGTGTATAATCATAACTATATTTGTTTAATTAATTAATGGGAAAACTTTTTATGATACTATTATTGTTTACACTTTTATTGTTATCAAAAATATACAAACCAATTATCGAATCTATGAATGGTTCAAATATAGTTTGTCCTCCTGTTGGAAAATCTGGTGTTATTGAATGTCCACACATTCAAGACAAAAAATTAAGAGACTTACAATGCGAAGCCATTAAAAATCATTGTCAAATAATTATGGACAATGCTGCAGAAAAAAAAATGCTGCAGAAAAAAAAATGATTAATTAAGATTTTTTTTTCTCTTTGTCAATCTTTTTTTTATTAAAAGTCTTTTTCTAGACTTTCCTGATTTACCACCTTTTGGTTTTCCAAACTCTCTATCTCTATATTCTTTAGCGCGTAATCTTGCAGCTGCAACAGCATCTGATTCCGAAGATGATTCCGGATCATCTAAATCAGTTGATTCTCTCTCAATTTCCTTTCTTTCACTGTCTTCCTTAGTTTTAAAATTTTGTATTTCCCCGAGAAGTTGTTCTCTTAAACTAAGTTTTGGTGATCTGGATGCTAATTCATTTGCACGATTTTCCATCTTCTTTCTCTCATCCTCCTTGGCTTTTTCTATTTTTGATTTATTAGCTTCTTCTTCAGCTGCTTTCTTAGCTTCTTCTTCAGCTGCTTTCTTAGCTTCTTCTTCAGCTGCTTTCTTAGCTTCTTCTTCAGCTGCTTTCTTTGCTTCTTCTTCAGCTGCTTTCTTTGCTTCTTCTTCAGCTGCTTTCTTTGCTTCTTCTTCAGCTGCTTTCTTAGCTTCTTCTTCAGCTGCTTTCTTTGCTTCTTCTTCAGCTGCTTTCTTTGCTTCTTCTTCAGCTGCTTTCTTTGCTTCTTCTTCAGCTGCTTTCTTAGCTTCTTCTTCAGCTGCTTTCTTAGCTTCTTCTTCAGCTGCTTTCTTAGCTATTTTTTTAGATTCTGCCTCATCAATTTTTTTTTGTTCTTCTTCGGCTTCTAATTCTTCACTTTCGGATCTTGCATCGTGATATTCTTCGTCCGAATCTTTATCATCTTCTTTATTTTTATCATCTTCTTTATTATTTTTCATGTTTAATAAAATATTGGCAGCATCATCATCATCTAATTTGCGCCCTTGTCCTGGAAAAATTGGTAATTTTTCTTTTTTCTCTTCCTCTTTCTTTGCCTTTGCAGAACTGGCTAATTGTTGAAATGTAAAAACGTTACCACTTCTTATCCCTAATACTTGACGTGTTGTGTTTTCATTAGCTTTCATTACTTCATCTATACTGCTATCATCAGATACTGTTTTCGAATAAACAGCCCGAGCCAATTTATTAGCAGCTTCTTCCTTATTTTGAATATGCTTTTTCATTTCTTTCAATACTGCTAACTTAAGTACATCTTGTTCTTTAACCCTTTGCGACTGTCTTGTAACATCACCTTGACTTTTTAATAACTCTCTTCTCTTAATGGCTTCATTCAATTCGTTGATTTCTTTATCTAAATCATCTTCACTTGTTAACGATTGATATTTTGTTAATGCTGAAACAAGCTTCTGCCGTTGCCCAATCCATCCTTTCTTATCTTCACTATTACTCGATGAAATACTCATAACCCGACTATGTTTCGCATCATATTCGCGTATTCTAGATTCTGCAGCCTCTTTTAACATATTTGAAAAGTTTCTAGAATTATTGTCGAAATCCTCTACCTCATCAGATAATTCTTTTAAAGCCTTTTTAAATTCTTCTCCTGAAATACTTTGAACAGATTGGGCATATTGACCATCATTGGAACTAGTTTCCTCATCATCATCATCATCATCATCATCACTTGATGATTTAAGTCCTAATTCAGATGGTTTAATACTATCACCTTCTCTTAGTTTATTATCACTCATAAGACCCGCTAATTCCTCAGCCAACGATTTTTCCGTTTTTTCTTGTTGTCTCAAAATATCATTTTCTTGCTTTTCTCTTAACTCATTATTTAATTCGTTAACCTCTTCGGTTTGTTGCTTAACATCTGCCACCTTTTCAGCGGCGGCCGCTTTTTCTTCATCTGCCTTCCTTTGTGCAGCTAATTTTTCTTCTTCTGTTTTAGCCTTTTTAGCTTCTTCTGCTGCGAGATCTGCTTTCTTTATTTTCTCCTCAGCCTCTTTAATAGCTGCTTCTAGAGCTTCTCTTTTTTTATTAAATTCGTCAACTTCTTTTTGGTGTTGTTCTTTCAATTTTTCATTTTCATCTAATGCAGCTCTCTCCGCTGCTGCTTTTTCTTGAATTTGTCTTTTTAGGTCTTCAGCTTTTTCCTCATAATATTTCTCAGCTCTAACAACATTTAGTTTAGCTTCCCCTTCGGACTCTTTGACTTTTTTTATCTCTTTTTCAGCATCTTTCTTTATTTTATTCTTTTCATCCTCCAATTTTTGTATTTCTTTTTGTTTTTTTTCTTGAGATTCTGCTGCTAATTTTATTTTATCATCAAGTTCTTTTTGTAATTCTACATTTTTATCATTTATAGCCTTTTGTCTCTTACGCATCAATTCATCTTTTGTGTCAGCCGTTTTAATCATATCTGATATTTCATTTCGTAGATTATCATTTAATTTTGAATAATCTCTCATTATTTTTGCATTTTCACTATCACTATTTGCAGATGCTATTTTTGCAATTTTTGATTGCGCACTTAAACGTTCCATTTCATATCTTAAATCGGATGGTTGCATACTAATTATTGATGGGCTAGATACTCCAATAACAGATGGAGATGTAAATAACGCAGGAGGTTTAGAATATACTACAGCACTTTTAACAGGTAATACATTAGTATATAAAGAAGCACTTGGGACAGATGCTGTTACACTTAAATGTCTGTTACTTCTCAATCTTTCTTTAAGAAGTTCTATTTGTGGTGTTGTTGATGGCTTCATTAAATAAGCACTATTATATACAGGATTACCATTGCTTACTGTTGTTGATGTGCTAACACTCGTCGAAGGTGTATTTATTAACGTTGTTACACTTGTGACATGAGCTTTCAAATCCTGAGAAGCATCGGCGTTAGAAAGTGTTTTGATACCATCTTCGATTCTTTTTTCTATATCTAATCTTTCTTCTATTTTGAGTAATAAATGAGACTTTCTTTGTACAATACGAAAAGAACCACAAGTTTCTCCGAGTTCTTTCGCATATGATATTACACGATCATCCCATTTTTCTACAATATGTTTTAATGTATCTAAATCTTTAGGAAATTGTGTAGTACTTTTAGATTTTGCTGACTTTTTTAATTGCGATAAAGCTTTCCTGGTAGCATTCGCTTCTCTATCCTTACATGTCGCGTTTCTTGCTTTAATTATTAATGATAATTCATTTATAAAGACTTCTCTCTTTTCAATATGATTATCCCAGACTCTTTCAATCTCAGTTTTTTTTCTAGTGAACCAATCAAAAAATCCTCCACCATTAATATTTTTTTCAACTTTCATTAAAATTATAATATAAATTAATTTCTATTATTCAGTTTTTATTTTCACTTAAGACTAAACCGAGTATAAATAAATAATGTAATATGCCTTTACCAACAACATTATATAACAGTTTTAATCTGGGTCGTAACAATTTAGAATTATCAAGCACTTTAATGAATCCTTATGCAAAATGGATGCAATCGCCAAATATACCTAGAAATACACATTTACCAATCGCTTTAGAAAATATAGAATCTACTATTGAAAAAGAACCCACCGTATCAGAATGGTTTGACCAATTAGAATCAAATAATAGAAAGTTACACACCCCCGTTCCAATGTTTTTCCCAATGAAATATCATAATTCTACATATTTTTCTACTATTCATAAAGGAGAATTAAAGTATATGGAAGCTTTATTAGCAGCAAATGATAAAATGTTTACAATGTATTCAGATAACTTAAAGCAAAAACAAGTTCGTGAATTGATAATTTCTGTTACAAACAAATTCCCTAAAATATACAATACAAATGTACTAAGATATTATAAACAAAAAAAAGCTGAAATTTATAGTTCTTTGTTTAAAAACACTGGTCCTGCTGGTTTACATATTTATAGTATTTTTTTAGATAAAAACATTGTATTAGTTAGTGAATTCGGATATGAATTGTGTTCATTATTTTTGCCTTTAAGAAACACTATTTGTTTGTGGCAACATAATGGAGACGTTGGAGCAGTATTAAAATCAAACGGACAAGCTATTGATATTGATGACATTTTTTCTACTAAAATGGATCTTCAAGAAACACGAACTAAAAATATTAAAATTGCATCTAATGAATCAAATTTGAAAAAATTAAGACAATTGGGCAAAAAAAATATGAATCAATTGAAAGATGAGGCTATTGAAGCATCAGTACCAACATCCGAAAATGGTAAATCACTTAAAAAACAAGAACTTATTGATTCTCTTTTAGAACAATTTATGGCACATTAGAAATCATATTGAAATCTATCAATTTCCTGTTTAATGAAAATTTTTCGAATGAATCTTTCGATAATTTTTCAAATACTTCTTTATCAACATTATCTAAATCATCTATACTATTCAAATATTCGACTAAGGCTTGTTTAATTTTTGTAGCACCTCTACCACTGTGCACTGGCTTAATATTATCAGAATTATCACCATATATTATTTTTCTTTTTAAATAAGCTTGACCTTTCAATGGCTTATCACTTTTTACTTTCAAATTCATATCATAAATAGTAATATTATTAGTGTCTTCGACCAACTGAAGAAAATCAAGATCCGCAGAAATTATATCAATTTTCACATTTGGATTATTTTTCAATAATTCCATTGTCTTTAGAGCAATATGATCGTCTGCTTCAGTTCCAGCTTTTTGCATTAAATTAAATTCTTCGTTTTCAACCAAAAATTTTGGCAAAAATTCATCAGATATATGTTTGAATAACGCATATAAATCACTATTTTTAGGCCTTTGTGCTTTATAATCACAATACAATTCCTTTCGCCAATTTTTTCCATTCATTCCTTCCATTGCCAAATAAGGAATTTTACCTTTCGCAAGTTTTTTCAAATTCTTAACATATTGGTTCATTAATATTTCTCTAAACTTTTCTTCTAACAACCACGGCGTTTCTTGATTCAGTTCTTTTCTAAATCCTAACCATTTTTTTGCCGCAAAATATCGATAACACGTAAAATAACCAAGATCTATTAACACATAATTATCCATCTTAATTTAAATATATATTTCTTATTTCATTTTTAAGACATATTTTTAAATAATAAAATTATTTATAAAGAAAATTATTTACTTATAAAATAATTTGTTAAATAATATACCTTTCCACAAATACCACCACTTATACATTTTTTGCCAATCTTTAAAACATGCATTTTCTTCTATAAAAGTCCATCTTATTGAAAATTCGGGTTCATTGTCGTATAATTCATAATGTCTATAAAAATGAAACATTAAATCTTGAAAAGGTTCATCTTTTGATATTATTTCTATTTTATTTATGTTATGTGTAAAAATTTTAGCTATTTTATGTGGACCAATATATTCTCTTATATTTATTAATATTTCATTAGGAAAATAAGTATTAAGAATACTCAAATTACTCATTATTTTTATATATATTTATTTAATGAATAGCTTGAAAAGATTCAATTATTTAATGCTGCAAATCATCATATTTTCATTCATATACATGATTCTGAATGATGCACATTTCTCTGGAATTAATACTTTGGAAGAAATGATTCGAGATGAACTTTTGCAAAGAAAAATTAATCCTATTATAAAAGAAAAATTTCAAAATGAAAATAAAGACAAATTAGAAAAAGAAATACAAGAAATTGAAAAAGATATAAATATAGAAACTGATCCCGTTATTAGAGAAGTCACTCAACCATCACTCTTTTCTAGTTTCTTTAAAAGACTATATTTCTCTTTTGTTACAGGCACAACACTGGGATATGGAGATATTTTCCCAAATACAGTATTATGTAAAACAATCACAATTGTTCAATTAATTACATCTATTTTGTTGTTGGTAATTTAAGTGCCGATTTTATTAAACTTTTCTTTGAAACAAATTTATCCCTTTCATCTAATATATTTAACCAAGACACACTTTTTTTATTCAATTTATCTGATTTGTATTTCCAATGTGCTGCAGTCCCATTCTCAGCTATATTATGCATTTTTTTTGTTCTAATTTGAATTTCTAACGGCAAATTGTTTTCTGTTAATATTGTCGTATGTAAAGATTGGTAACCATTTTGTTTCGGAAAATTTATATAATCTTTTACTGTTCCTGGAACATATTTCCACTCTTTATGTATTTTTGATAATATTATAAAACAAATACTAGAAGGTTCCGCCAAATTAAACACCCAATCCTCATTTATTATTACCCGTATAGCTATCAAATCTTTCAAATCTGATATTTCACAATTATTTCTTTCCGCCTTCTTCCAAGCAGAATATATCGATTTTGTTCTATATTCTAAATCGTATTTACCAGGAACGATTTTAGATAATATATTTTTCAGTTTTTCTTTTAATATATCTATATTTTCTGAATAGTTTCTTATTATTTTTGTTCTATTATCAACAACCTCTTTATATTTCATCGGATTTAGATTTTTAAAACTTAAATCTTCTAACTCATTACGAATATTCCACATTCCAACCCTATGTGCCAATGGAGAATAGATTTCTAATGTTTCTTCCGATATTTTTTTCTGTTTCTTTTCTTCCATAAATTCCAATGTACGCATATTGTGTAATCTATCCGCTAGCTTTACTAATATTATACGCCAATCATTTCTCATAGATAAAAACATTGATACTAAATTCGTTTCATATGCATTTTCATTTTCATTTCCACATTTTGTTACTTTTGTAACACCATATACTATATTACGAACATTTTCTCCAAATAGTCTTTCTATTTCATTTAAAGTAACACAAGTATCTTCTACAGTATCATGTAATATACCACCAATTATTGTATCACTATCGCATTTTAATTCAGAAAGAATTATTGCAACATTATATGGATGTATAATAAATTTCTCAGAAGATAATCTCTTCTGATTGTAATGAGCATAATAAGCTATTACCAAACTAAGTCTTACTTTATCAAGCTCACTATAAGATAAATATTCTATATTCGGTTTCAATTTATCATAATAATTATTTAATTCAATTATATCATTTTCTTTTATATTTTTAACTAAATTATTTAAAGAATGTACATTATTTAACACAGTTGGTATACACTTTTCTGGAAAAGATTGTAAAAAAAGAAAATTTACGCTTTGTCTAGATATTATATTGTTTTTTAAAAAAAATCCAAATACTTTTATATTCAATATATTCAAAAAAATGAACATAAACATTTTCATATTTTCATATATATAATATTTATCTCATATTTACATTATATTCACAATACAAAATAACATATTTCAACAATGAAAATTAATGAATATTTTCATAATAAAGGATTTCCACAAGAAATTATCAATCTTATCGGAGATTATTCTTCTAAAGATTTCAAACCAGATTTTCAAAAATCTTTACATTTTATCAATTTTGCGACTTTTTGCAATAATGAACCAATGCAATGTAAAGTGTTTAATGAAATGGTAGCAGATTTTAGTCGAACTTCCCAACATTACTTCCAATCAGGAGGAAGATGTCCAAGCTTTGAATTCTTCATAGAAAAACATTTAGATCTCAATAAAGCTAATGATTATATATTAATGTTATCTAAATGCAATTGTTGTGATATTCATAAACAAAAAAGACCACTTAGTATTAAAAATATGAATGGAACACCACAACCTGGACATTTAAATCCAGATATCGATGCATGGGCAAAAATGTCACGATGCCAATGTAATTGTAGACACTTTTCAAGACATATTTGTAGAACTACAATATTCTAATTATAATATGCATGTTTTTTCTTAAAATGTTTAACACAATTACTACTTATTTTATCAAAAATACCATATTTACCAATCGTCTGGGTAGTGATCACTATAACCATCCATCCCACTTTCAAACCAAGTGGCGTCGTCGCCGTAGAGTTTTGGACTGGTTTTCCATTTACTTAGATCCCGATTAAACGAAGGGGCCTGGTAGAACATGCTGAAGAAGTTCGTAACACTAGAAACATTCCAGTCACCAATATCTCTATTAAAAGCGGGGTTCATGTAGAACATAGACTTCATACTAGTGACCGTGGATACATCCCAAACACCGATTTCCTGGTTAAACATGGTGCAATCCCTAAACATACCTTCCATATCCGTGACGCGGGATACATTCCAATTACTGATGTCTCCGTTGAACAATTGGGCACTTCTGAACATATACTCCATATCTCTGACGCTGGATACATCCCAACTATTAAGAGGTTGGTTGAACACTGGGCAATCCCAAAACATAGCTTTCATGGTCGTGACCTTGGAAACGTCCCAATCGCCGATGTCCTTGTCAAAGACATAGGCAGATTGGAACATCCACTCCATATTTATGACGCTGGATACATCCCAATTACTTATGTCTATGTTAAATTTCTCCGCACCGAGGAACATTTTTTCCATATCCGTGACTTTGGATACATCCCAATTACTTATGTCTATGTTAAATACCTTCGCATCGCGGAACATATGCTGCATATTTGTCACTTGAGATACATTCCAATTTGAAATATCTTCGTTAAAAGATGTCTCATATTCGAAGAGGAGTCCCATATCAGTAACGTATGTTGTATCCCAATTCTGAATTTGTCCATAGCGAGCGATTGTTATATCAGTATTCCTGCTTGTAACCGCGGCATCTATATTAGATGAAGTTAAAACGTCATAATCATTTATTGCAAAGTACCCCATCTCGCCGCCTTCGACGTACTCCACCCATTTAGAAGTATCCGTCCAATCTAAAGATACTAAAGGCCATCTAGATATATCTTGAGCGAAGGCAGGGGCTCTCAGAAACATATACGAAATTTTAGTGACATTGCCTACATCCCAACCACCAATGTCTTGGTTGAAGGCTTCGGCGTCGACGAACATCTGATACATATTCGTGACGCTAGAGGGGTCCCAATCGCCGATGTCTTGGTTGAATGACACGGCATTGGAGAACATGCTCTCCATTGCCTTGACGTTGTGGACCGCCCAACCACCGATGTCTTGGTTAAACACCGAGGCTTTTTGGAACATCCCATTCATTTCCCTCACACTGGATACATCCCAACCACCAATTTCTTGGTTGAATGACACGGCATTGGAGAACATGTAATCCATTTCCATCACACTGGATACATCCCAACCACCAATTTCTTGGTTGAACCATTTGGCTTTTCTGAACATATAACTCATATTCTCGACACTGGAAACATTCCAACTATTTAGAGGTTGGTTGAACCATTTGGCGTCGCGGAAAATGCCTTCCATATTCGTCACACTGGATACATCCCAACCACCAATGTCTTGGTTGAACGCGGCGGCGTCGTAGAACGTTTCCTCCATACTCGTCACACTGGAAACATTCCAACTATTAAGAGGTTGGTTGAACGACTCCGCTTCGTAGAACATATACTCCATACTCGTCACACTGGAAACATTCCAACTATTAAGAGGTTGGTTGAACGACTCCGCTTCGTAGAACATATACTCCATATTCGTCACACTGGAAACATCCCAATTTGAAATATCTTGATTAAAATTTTCACATTCTTCAAACGCGAACGACATGTCTGTGACACTAGAAACATCCCATAAACTAATATCTTCGTTAAACTCGTCCGCGTCGCCCAAATTATTAAACAGAAAATAAAAAGTTGTGACTTTACTTATATCCCAAGTGGAAATATGTCCGTAGTCATATATATATGACGCTTCATAATCCTCTTTGTCCTGACTCGTATTCATCCATTCCTCAATAGCATCTAATAATTCTCCTTCTCCTTCATCGACCACAGCGTCGGCCTCGAAGCTGTGGGCAGTGTCGCGATTAACGTACGAACTTTGATATGAAATGTTTGTATAAATTCTATTATTTGGACCAATAGCACTGGCACTCGTATCAAGGTAACCAACTGTATTATCAACACCGTTACCACTAGTAATAGTATTGTTCACAGTTGTAAAAATATGAA